ATGTGCGGACGCTTTGCCCAGTCAATGACGCGTGAAGACTACCTCATTCTTCTCGCTGAAGAAGCAGAACGCAACATCCCATATGATCCTGAACCGATCGGGAGATTCAACGTAGCACCAGGCACCAAAGTTTTGCTACTAAGTGAACGTGATGAAAAATTACATCTCGACCCGGTGCTTTGGGGTTACGCTCCCGGATGGTGGGATAAAGCTCCACTGATTAACGCCCGCGTCGAGACAGCGTCCTCCAGCAGAATGTTTAAGCCACTATGGCAGCATGGCCGAGCTATCTGTTTTGCCGATGGATGGTTCGAGTGGAAGAAGGAAGGCGACAAGAAGCAGCCGTATTTCATTCACAGGAAGGACGGTAAGCCTATCTTCATGGCGGCGATCGGCAGTACACCGTTCGAACGCGGCGATGACGCAGAGGGATTCCTGATTGTCACATCAGCTGCTGATCAAATGCTGGTCGATATTCATGACCGCCGGCCGCTGGTTCTCACACCGGAAGCGGCCCGGGAATGGATGCGCCAAGATATTGGCGGGAAGGAAGCGGAAGACATAGCTATCGACGGCACTGTGCCAGCAGAGAAGTTTATCTGGCACGCTGTTACTGACGCAGTGGGGAATGTTAAAAATCAAGCTTCAAATTTGATAAAGCCTATTAAATAGGCCTTATCTCATGTGCATGATTTAATCAGCGGATCGCATATGATTCATCTTTCTGAATGTTAAACACATCACTAAGGACGCCATCAAGCTCTCCTTGCATATCTCCGACAAAACAAATTTTTGAATTGGCTTCAGCTTTCTTAAGAATGGACTTCACCTTATTTTTTAATGGCGTAGGACCAATTTTAATCTCTTGAATGGTAAGGGTATCATTTGGAGATGGATGATTCATGAGTACTTCTAAAGCAGCCCTACCGACAAGCGAAAAGTGAACATCACCATTTTCGATTTTTCCGCCAGAAAGGCAGCAGTAGTATTTCTTTCTATCGTAATCGACTTCCAGAGCCATAAACATCATATCTGTATCTTCAGAAAGTCCAAGTTGCTCCTGGAGTTCTTTTAGCGTTTCCTCGTTCGGCTTAACACCTCTAATCATACGCGATTTAATAGTTGGCATAAAATACCATCTTGAAGTAAGTTAATGAATCAATTGAAAAATAATCCATTAATTTACCATTGAAAGGGTAATTTTACTATTGAGCTATTTCACAATTAGTAAATCCGACCATCGTGTAGTGTAACGAGGGGAAAGCATCTCCCTTTTCATCTGCCATTGCTGCTGGATACCCTGCCCGGCGAAATAGAGCGTTCCCCGTCCTCCTTCAGCATTCAGGCGATCCAGCACACTCATCAACTTCTCACTGCCGGCGCGCGGCGCGTTATCGTCGAACAGGTTTAGTTGCGCGACGCCCTGACTGAAAAAGTCACCCAGCATCACACCCGCTTTCTGGTAGCGATAGCCGTCGCGCCAGATTTTATCCAGGCACTTCACAGCCGCATTGATAATGTCGCGTGAATCCTGCGTGGGGATAAGAACCTTCACTGCGGCGCTATTCCCATAGTAGGGCTCGTTTAGGGCAAAGGGGGAAGTTTTGACGAATGTTGAAATGAAACGACAGTACTGGTGTTCACCGCGGAGTTTTTCTGCCGCGCGCGCAGCGTAGCTGCAAATGGCCTGGCGCATATCCTCATAATCTGTGACCCGCTCGCCGAAGGAGCGGCTACAAACGATTTCCTGCTTTGCCGGCGCAAATTCTTCAAGCTCCAGACATGGCTCTCCGCGAAGCTCTCTCACGGTACGCTCCAGCACGACATTGAAGTGTTTCCTGATGATCCAGGTACTTTGTTCAGAGAGATCGAGAGCAGTTTTGATGCCCAGGGCATTGAGCTTCTTACTGATGCGCCTGCCGACACCCCAGACATCCTCTACGGGTATCAGGGCCAGCAGCCGACGCTGGCGGTCAATGTTCGACAAGTCAACCACCCCGCCGGTCTGGCGCTGCCACTTTTTCGCAGCATGGTTAGCCAGCTTGGCAAGGGTTTTCGTCTGGGCAATGCCTACACCGACAGTCAGGTGCGTGCGCTTCAGGACCGTCGCTCTTATCTCGCGCCCGAAATCTGTCAGATCCCGGCAGCTTCGTACTCCCGTCAGATCACAAAAAGCCTCATCAATGCTGTAAATTTCTACCCGCGGCGACATCTCCTCGAGTGTGGTCATTACCCGGTTCGACATATCAGCGTAAAGCTCATAATTACTGCTGAAGCAAACAACGCCAAATTGCTTGAAGCGTTCTTTCTGTTTAAAGTATGGCTCACCCATTGCGATACCGAGCTGCTTCGCCTCGGTGCTGCGCGCAATCACACAACCATCGTTGTTCGACAGTACGACAACCGGACGCCCTCTCAAATCTGGTCTGAATACAGTTTCACAACTGGCGTAAAACGAATTAACATCGCAAAGTGCGAACATGCTCAGCTCACTGCTTTAACGATGAAAGTAACGACGCCGAATACGTCCAGCGTGTCTTCGCTGCCGACGATGATCGGCGAGTAAGCGCTGTTCATCGGATTGAGCTGAACTGTAGGTCGCAGCTGCAGGCGTTTAACAGTAAACTCCCCATCCACGGCTGCAATAACAATATCGCCGTGTTCAGCGGTTCGTGAGCTATCCACCACCAGCAGATCACCGTCGTTGATGCCTGCATCAATCATTGAATCACCCGTTGCTTTGACAAAATACGTTGAGCTGGGATGAGAAACGAGCAACTCATTAAGATCGATACGCTGCTCAATGTAGTCTGCCGCGGGACTTGGGAAGCCACACGGTACTAAATAACTGAAAAATGGCAGATAAATAATTTCGCGCAACTCTGTAGGTCTGAAAAATTCCATAATCCATACCCAAATACTGTTTTTATATACAGTAGTATTATTTGAACATGCGCGCAAGATACCGGAGTCGCTACGGCTGTTTAAATCTTCGTCGCTTCGTTTGTAAGTTTCTCTCTCAGTTCAAATTATGCGTTTTGTAAATTTTCCGGTTGTATTGTCATGTGCGCATATTTAAGCCAGTCTGGAGGCCAGATTTTCTGTACAGCGTCGACAGCCCCACATCATAAATAATCGCTACCTGCTGCCGCGGTACGCCTGCCCTAATCAGGCGCCCAGCCTGCGCCCATTGCTCCGGGGTGAGCTTTGGACGCCTGCCACCAATTCGCCCCTGCGCCCTTGCCGCTACCAGCCCGGCGCGGGTTCTTTCCACAATTAATTCACGTTCCATTTCAGCGAGTGCGCCCATGACATGAAAGAAGAAACGCCCCATTGGGGTACTGGTATCGATGGAATCGGTCAGGCTGCGGAAATTAACGCCACGCTCCCGCAGCTCCTCTATCAGAACGACCAGATGACGCATACTGCGACCCAGGCGATCTAACTTCCATACAACCAGTGTGTCTCCTGCAGTTAATGTCCTGAGCAACTTTTTCAGTCCGGGCCTTTCGGATTTCGTTCCGCTTATTTTGTCTTCAAAAATCAGTTCACATCCTGCGCAATTCAGCGCGTTTCGCTGTAAATCGGTGTTCTGGTCATTTGTTGACACCCGCACATAGCCAATTTGCATGATAAGCACCCCGCAAAAGGCCGAGATCATGCCATCTACACTATATTTCTGCATTTTCAGAAACGTTGGTTTGCGAGAAACCATAAATCGTGCCGCTGGCGCCCTGCAAAAAGACCAGAACGGTGCTGATATTCCTGACAAAAAACAATTTGCTAGAACTATCGGCGCTGTAACCTCTACCAGCGTTACATTTGGTGAATCTGGCTGGTTTAAAATTGCCACGGTCTTCATGCCACAGGCCACATCAACTGCGGTGATTAAACTGTACGGTGGGGCGGGATACAACGTTGGCTCACCTGAACAGGCCGCAATCAGTGAACTGGTATTGCGTGCCGGTAATGGTTCACCTGTTGGAATAACCGCCACATTGTGGAGACGTTCGCCTGCCGCGGCTAACGAGGTCGCATGGGTTAACACATCAGGCGACAATTACGATATTTATATTAATATCGGCCAGTATGCCTACGGTTTAATTGCACAGTACGATTGCACCAGTAACGCTGGCGTAATACTACACACCAATCCTGAATTTTCAGAAACAAAGCCGGCCAACGCTACGAACGGTCAGACATATACACTGTTTAATAGTCTGATGAAACCCACAGCCAGTGATGTGGGTGCATTACCTATTACCGGGGGACGACTGAATGGCTCGCTGGGTATTGGTACTGACAATGCACTGGGCGGTAATTCGATTGCATTCGGCGATAACGATACAGGGTTTAAGTGGCACAGTGACGGCGTTCTGGGTATTTATGCCAATAATGCCCTGGTCGGTTATATCGACAACTCCAGGCTGCACATGTCAGTTGATGTTCTCACTAATGGTATCTTACGTGCCGGCAACGGAAAAACACTGACGTTATCGAGTGGTAACAACTCCGCGATGAACGCCGGTTTCAGTCTGTGGGGAAATGGCACAGACCGCCCAACGGTCGTTGAACTGAGTGACGATCAGGGCTGGCATTTCTACAGCCAGCGAAATACTGATGGCAGTATTCAGTTTGTTGTTAATGGACAAGTTATTCCGGATAATTACGGTAATTTTGACGCCCGTTATTTATCATCAGGAAACGTATATACAAAAGGTGAGTCAGATAATCGTTACGTACAGAATATCCAGCGCGGTGCTCCTGTATGGCCTGGTAAAATAGATGAATATGGACCTAATGAGGCTCCGGCAGGGTGTTTCCTGACACAGGCCAGACATGACCCAACAACGGCATACGGTGTGACATTTGCGTATCGACCACTGCAAATGTGGGTTGGTAATGGCTGGCGTACAATTAATGGATAATTGAGGTAAATATAATGGAGTTAAAAAACGTAACCAGATACATTCCTGATGACCCGGACTACGATAACAACTTTCTGTATTTTCGTAGTGAAGATGGTCAGGACTTCTACGAATCGCTGAACAAATTCACCAAGAGATATAAGCTGTGCATTGATTCTGAAGGTGTAATCCGTTCCGTATCAGAAGATGTATCACGTCTTTATCCGGCTGGTTTTTCAGTTGTTGAGGTTAACAAGTTACCTGCAGGATTTAATATCTATGGCGACTGGCAGTATAAAAATGGATCTGTTCTGGCTGTTCCCGTTGACTATCAAGCTAAGGCCGAAACCACCCGACAGAAACTACTGGATGGAGCTAACAGCACCATTGCCGACTGGCGAACCGAACTGGCGTTAGGGGATATCAGCGACGACGATAGGACAAGCCTGACTAAATGGATGGTCTATATCAGGGCGCTGAAAACGCTGGATTTGAGCGATGTGAAAGATGAGGCCACCTTCACAGCAATCAGGTGGCCTGCATTACCACAGTAACGGCTACTGACTGGCTGGTCTTTCCGGCCAGCCAGGATTTGAGGTATCCACCCGGTTTACCAGTACGCTGTAGAGTTCCCATGCTTCCAGTTGTTTAATCTCTTCATCTGTGGCAATGTTCCGTTTTACTGCCCGTGCCAGTGGCGTAATAACATTCTCGGCCTCTTCGAGCAGTTTTGCTTTTTTCACTTCGGCCTGTTGGCGCAGTTCTTCCGGTGTATAAATCCGCTTAATTACCTGCTTACCGTCAAACATCCAGCCACCATATATATCAGCGCGTCGGTTTGCTGTGATGTCAGGTAATTCAACAACGCTCAAACCAGTGGGATTTATTGTCGAAACATCTTTGCTGATGTTCACAATAACACCGTTCTGATCATAGGCTATTTTCAGTGTATCAGCCGCAAAGTTTTTCTGTTCTTCGTACCAGTTTTTCCCGTCTTCCGAGTATAACCAGATGACGCCGGAACGTTTAGTTAACTGATATTGCTCCAGTGTTTTTGGATTACCCGCAGAAATATTTTTCAAATGCATCATATCTAAATACTCGCAACATTATACCAGACACCGCCAATGAGTTTTTGCAACGGGCGTCGGTGTACCCCATCAATTAATTTATCGCTATTGCCGTTCGTGACACCTGTGATGACATAGCCTGGTGTGTCGTTGTATCCAGGTCCGTTCCATGCCTGAGCATATTCAATTCCACCAAGCCTGATATCTTGGACAAAACGATTGATAATGGTGTTATTAATCCAGTCATTCAGCCACCCACCCCATAGTGAACCGTAAATATTCCCATCAGTGGAGATAGTATTGGCCCCAGCATGAATCGAGCCGGTAGTGAAAATCTCGCCATTGACCATAAAACGAATTGAACCGTCAGGATTTCGCTGGCTGTACAAATGCCATCCCTGATCATCATCCAGTTCAATAACCGTTGGCCTGTTTGCATCGCCCCATAAATTAAATCTAGCATTCAGCACGGAGTTATTGTCACTGGTCAGTGATAGTTTTTTACCGTCACCTGCGAGCACATCACCCACAACATATAATTTCCCCGGCTGTAAACGAGCCACAAGAGCGTTATTGGCATAAACATCCAGTACCCCGTCGCCGTTCTGTTTAATTCCCGTATCATTGTCACCAAATACAATCGAACTCCCGCCCAGCGCATTATCCGTACCGATACCCAACGCACCGTTAATGCGACCGCCATTAACTGAAAGTGCCCCCATTTCGCCAGCTGATGGCTTATTTACGGTGTTGTAATCACGTCGCCAGCCAGGTGAATATCCATCACCGTGATTGATATAGATAAACTGAGCGCTGGCAACCCCTCCTCCTGATGTTGTGGTGGGCGTTGTCACCCGAATAGTCATCGCGCCACGCACTCCCATGACCTCAATCACTGCGCCAGCGAGACAGATATTGCCGCAGCCAGTATCCGTGATGATTTTGTTATGAGCGTAAGACCAGGAGCCACGACACATCCAGTAAGGGTGATTGAATGCGCCGCAACTCTCCAGCCAGGAGATAAACTCCGCCGTTGTCCACGGATTATCATCACCGCCGATATTAACTGCGCCATCAAACGCTCGCGTGGCGCCGATACGACGTACAAACAAATCCTTGTCCGGAATATCGCCGCCATTCTGGTCTTTTTGCAGGGCGCCAGCTGCGCGATTTATGGTTTCTCGTAAACCAACGTATTCGATAAGACCATCCACGCTCTTTCCTGACAGCGCCGTCAGGGTTTCGTCCAGCGGCTGCTTGCCCGCCAGTTTATTCAGTACCGTGGTAGCAAAATTAGGATCGTTACCCAGCGCGTCAGCCAGTTCTTTCAGCGTGTCCAGCGCTTCCGGCGCAGAACCAACCAACTGTGCCACTTTCGCAGCCACAAACGCTGCCGTGGCAATTTCAATACCTGCAGCTGTGGTTTCCGGCGTTGGTGCCGTTGGCGTACCAGTCAGTGCCGGGCTGTCCAGCGGCGCTTTGGTTTGCGTCTCGCTCATGACTGCTTTGATCGCCTTTGGCGTGGCTGCCAGCGCTTCGCTGTCACTGTCCGTGGCGCTGCTTAACTTAACGATACCTTTTTTCGTCAGGCTGGCATCTTCCAGTGAAATCACGTCCGCGATATCTTCTGCCCGTTTCGCGGCATCTTCAGCTCTGGTGGCTGCTGCTCCGGCAGCAGTACTGCTTTGCGCCGCCAGTGATGCGCTGGTATCAGATGCGGCGGCGTGAGTGGATGCCTCCGATGCTGATGACGAGGCGGCTGTTGCGCTGGCCGCTGCTGTACTTGCTGACGTTGCTGCGTTTGTCGCAGATGTTTTTGCTTCGGCTGCCGATGCGGCTGCCGCCTTTTCCGACGCTGCCGCCGCAGTGGCTGACGCACCTGCATCACCGGCACTGGAAGCCGCCAGCGTTTCTGACATCTTCGCAGCGGTTTCGGATGCGCCGGCACGCTCTGCTGATGCCTGCGCCGCCGTCGCGCTGGCGGCTGCGGCAGCAGCTGAATCGCCGGCGGCAGTACGGGAGGCATCTGCATTCGCTTCAGATGTTTTCGCTGCGGCTGCCGATGCGGCTGCCGCCGTTCTGGCTGTGTCAGCCGACGCCGCGCTGGCTGATGCCTCCCCGGCTTTTGTGGTCGCCGTACCTGCGCTGCTCTCCGCAGATGCTGCGGATGAGGCTGCCTGTGTGGCTGATGCTTCTGCCGCTCCGGCTGCATTCACTGCTGCCGTGGCGCTTTCCGCTGCCTGACCTGCTGATGTCTGCGCCTGTTCAGATGCCTGCCCTGCGGCGGTGGCATTCCGCGATGCCTCCGATGCCTGGCGGGCAACTTCTTCCACCATCGCCTCAAAACGCCGCAGCGCCTCCGGGCGGACGTCGTCTTCCGTCATGGCCCCCAGAAAATCATTCAGGGTGCCCGGCTTTGAATCATCGTAGACCGTAATAACCCCGGCATGTGACGGGGGATACCCTTCCACCAGGAGTGTGACAGCGTACTGCCCCTGCTCCACATCCATGCTGTAGCGCCCGGCGTCATCCGGATTTTCCGATGCCACCGTATTCACGACCACCGTCGTACTGGTCCGGCTGGCCTTCAGCTGAATGGTGCAGTTCTGTACCGGCGTTCCCACACCATCTTTCAGTACACCGGAAATAAGTACTGGCATATTACCTCCATAAAAAAAAGCCCGCCCGCAGGCAGGCTTCAGATTCATTCACATCTCAGTACTGATTATCCGGGTCACGTAAATACGCCGGCAGCGAACACTGGACGCTCCGCGTGATTGTTTTGCCCTTTGCCTCGCGGTGCTGTTTCTGCCCGCGGTCAGTGCCGGTATAAATCCGGGTCTGGTTTTCAATATTGCTGTTACCGCTTCCCCTTCCGTTATCGGCAACGGCAGCAGTGGAAAATAAAACGGACAGGGAAACCCCTGCCGCCAGCGAAATTACGCGCGACATAGTCATATCTGTTCCTTATTAAACGAAAAGGACCGGAAATCCGGTCAGTTTGTGAAGTTGTTCCCCGATCGGGAAACCATCACCAGCGGCCAGACGGAAGCTTCAGTGGTGTACTGCCCGCCAACCCTCAGAGAGACGCTGATATCCACGACCGGTGACGTGGTGTAGACCGAAAAAACGACGGTCTGATACATGGCCGGAATCCCTGCGGTATACGGCATAACCTCCGCCGTTTTCACCTGGCCGTTAATATTTATCGTGACCGTGATGGCGCCGGAGCCGCCGTTACGCTCGCAGTTAGCCATCACCGTGATGGTTTTCCCTATCTGATAGGTGGCGCTGTCGGTATACCGTGTTGAGGTGCTGCGTTCGTCGTTCGTCGCCCTGATGCTCACGCCCTGCATGACTTTTGAGCCGCAGATATCACCGACAAACTCTTTTGCTTCTATCACGCCAGAAAACTTACCGGAGGTGGCATTGATTTCTCCGGTAAACGAGCCAGACACAGCGTTGATATGCCCGCTGATATCCGCATTTTTCGCAGTCAGCTTTCCATCCGGCGTCAGGGAAAATGCTGGAGGATTCCCGCCACTGGTAATGGTCGGCGCGCTCAGATATTTCAGGAACGCCTCATTCATGATTATCTGGTCGCCCTGCATGACGAATCCGGGCGTCTCGTTTCCGTTTGCCGGGTTAATATAAGCAATGCGATCCGCCGCCACCAGGAACTGGCTTATCTTCCCGTCAGGCGTGTCTTCCATGCTCAGTCCAAGTCCGGCCACATAATATTTGCCGTCTTTGGTCTGCTCTATTTTGACGCCCCACATGGCGTTCCATTTATCGTTAGCATCCTGCCACTCCTTCGAAAACTGCTGCAGTTTGCTGGCGTTATCCTCCGTCAGTTCCACCTTCTCCAACAGTTCCTTACCCAGGTGACTTTCAGTTATCTGCCCTTTGAAAAAATCCAGATAGCCTGCGGCATCGTTGCTGGCCTGCCCGGTCGCCTCCACGAATGCGGATTTACCGACCTGATTTACCGCCCGGATATAAAAATAGTAATCCCTGCCGGGCCTGATATTCACGCTGGCCGCTATCCAGTACAGCGCCGTTCCCAGATATCGTGCGGCGTTTTCCACCTGATGGATATCCGTAATCTGCGCGTCTGAAAACCAGAACTCATACTGCACCGTCGGGTCGTATACTGCCTGACGCGGTGTGGCTGTAATCTGGAAATAGCCAGGGGTGAGTTCGATAAATGATGGTGCCGCCGGCGCGGAGATGCTGAACTGTGTGCTGGCCGGGTCTCCCTGTTGTCCCTGGCTGTTCACCGCCCTGACGGACAGGGTGTAGCGCCCCGGCGTCAGCCCCCGGAACCGGTACTGCGTATCCGGCGTTCCTGCGCTGCTGACCAGCCGGTCACTGCCGTCTTCCGCCGCCACGTTCAGGCGCAACGAAAAAGAGACGCCCTTAACGACTCGCGGTGTGTCCCAGCGCGCCAGTACCTGATACTGTCCCTCCTCCGCCAGAATTTCTGTGGTCAGATGCTGTATCGCCGGGGGAACGGTGCCGTGAATCGTTCCGGGCTGCGGGTCGAACGATGCCCCGTTGTCCACGATGGACTCTTTTTCCGGCACATGCTGTACGGCGGTGATGGCATACGTTCCGTCGTCGTTTTCCCGGACAGCCACACACCGGAAGAGACGCTGGCGCAGCGACGGCAGTTTCAGCCCCCAGACGCTGTATTCCGCCACGCCGTCCGGTATCCGGCTGACCTGAACCTGCACACCGTCGGTAACAGACTGCACGTCCACGCTGACCGGCAAACCTTCACCATCCACCAGGCTTATCAGCGTGGTGCCGGACGACGGCAGGGTAATCTCCCGGTCAAGGGTCAGAATACGACGGGCGCGGTCAACGGACAGAATCCGCCCGCCCAGGCTGACCCCAGCATAATCCTCGTCGCAAACCTCAATCACATCACCGGGAACGTGGCGCAGCCCCTCCGCCCCCACACTAAAATCTACCGTCTGGGTTTCCAGCAGCTCCGTTTTTATCAGCCACAGCCCGGCGCGGTGCGCCTGCCCGCGACTGGTACAGCCAAACGCATCCATTTTTACCAGATTGCGTCCGTAGTGACTGATGGCGACCGTGTCTTCCACCAGTTCCGTGGACGTCTGCCAGCCATTATCAGGGTCAGTCCAGTTCACCTCTACCGCATTATGGCGGTCCTTCCGCGCACTGAAGCTGTAACGGAACGGTGTACCCTCATCCGGCATTACCACATTGCTGCGGGTATAGGTCCAGACTGTATCCGAGGGCCTGTCCTGCACGAAGGTCAGCCTCTGCCCGTTCCACACCGGCATACAACGCATGGCGGAGCAGAAGTCGGTCAGCACATCCCACGCCTTACGCTGCTGCGCCAGATACGCATTAAAGGTCATACGCGGCTCTGTCCCGCCGAATCCGTCAGGGACCATCTGGTCGCAGTACTGGCCTATTGCATACAGCGCCCACCTGTCCACGTCCGCCGCGCCGATTCGCTGTCCCATGCCATAACGGGGATGAGTCAGCATATCCCAGAGACACCACGCCGGATTATTGCTGTATGCAGGCTTGAACGTGCCGTCCCAGATGCCGCTGTAGGTTCGCGCTACCGGATCGTAATTCGACGGCACCTGAATAATCCGCCCGAAAAAATGGTAATTTCGCGTCACCTGCTGGCTGCCGAACTGCTCAGACTCCACCCGCAGGCCAATCACCGCGGTATTGGGATAGCGCTGCCGGACATCAATAATCTCGGTATACGACGACCAGACCGTATTGTTCTGTAACTGGTCAGTGGTACTGTCTGCCGTCACACGTACCATCCGGATACCGAATGGCCGGGGAGGGAGATTATCCACTATCACCGAGGCCAGATACTGCGTGGTGGTTTTCCCGGTAATCGTAATCTCTTTTTCCACCACCCACTGACCATAGCGCTCAAGATGGATTTGCAGCCTGACGGATGTCGGATTGCGGTCGCCCTTGCTGTTGGCCTCCACCAGTGACTGCACGCCGAACGTAAAACGCAGGCGATCAATATTTGCAGCCGTGATGGTCCTGGTCACCGGATTGTCGTATTTAACCTGTACACCAAGCACCGTCTCGGCGCCGGACGATTCAAATCCCTCCAGCGGGGTCTGTTCCTGCTCACCGACGCGGTATACCACCTTCACGCCGTGGATATTCGTGTTACCGTCGCGGTCCACCACCGGCGTCTGGTTTACCAGAACACTGTGCAGACCGTTCACCGGGCCTTCTATCGGTCCCTCGCTGATGGCATCGATGACGCTCAGCAGCTGCGTGGATTTCAGGTTATCCGGTGCCTCGCGGGGCGTGTGCCCTTTTCCGCCGCCCTTTCCCATTTATTAACCCCGTAAAACGACAAAACCGCCCGGAGGCGGTTCTGTCTGAATCTGTTCTGTTGTCAGCGGCCAATCACCACAACCTGACCACCATCTCCTTCATCAGCGGTACTGACTTCCTGGGAAATCACGCGTGACCCCACCTGCATCTCGCCGTACAGCACCGGCAACGTGTTACCGTTGGCAACCATGTTGTCCAGCGACGAGAAATACGTGTTCTGCCTGCCGTTATCGGTCTGCCTCATTTCGGACATTTTGGGTTTTGGTGCCAGCATCTGCGCCACACCGCCCAGAATCATCGACGCCCCGGTCATATACATACCGGATACCGCCGCCGCCCCCAGCCAGCCTGCCGGGTTCCACCAGGCAACGGCAATCAGCGCCGCACCAAGCACCGCCTGAAACACCCCGCCAGATTTGGCCCCGGCCAGACGCGGCACAATATGAATCACCGCGCCAGGCGGCAGCGGGTCATGCAGGCTGGTCGTCAGGGTATCAGCCGTAACATCGTCTCCGGCTATGCGTACCTGATACCAGCCGTCGTTCAGTTTCTGCCGGAGACCGGGCAACTGTACCGCCAGTGCCCGGACAGCTTCAGCACCACTGGCTACCTGCAGGCTGACGCGGCGGCAAAATCGTTGCAGATCCCCGTAAAGGCAAATTCGCGCCATGCCCGGTGTCGCCAGATGGAGTGCGTGCGTCGTTGCCATTTGTCGGTATACCTCTCACGTTTACTCAGTTGTTCAGGAATATGGTGCAGCAGCTCTCCGTCGCCGCAGTAAATCGCTGCGTGGTTCGGAACGGAGGAGCCAAAGCAGCAAATCAACACGTCGCCGGGCTGCGCACTGGCTGCGCTGACACGGTAAAACCCCGTCGTCTCCAGATTATCCAGATAGAGATTGTCACCATGCCGCCACCAGTCGTCGTCCCGGTGAAAATCCGGCATATCAATCCCCGCCAGATGATAGGCATCACGGAACAGCGTGTAACAGTCAAAAACCCCATGTTTAAACTGTCGTCCGGTCAGGTGTGGCACACAGCGGAATTTATGTACCTGGCCGGCGCATACCAGCCACCACGGCAGGTCGCTTTGAACCTGCAGCCTGCGGTCCACATCGCTCAGATACGGCTGGCCGCCAGGATGGCTGTGAACCAGCGCCACAATATCCCCCTGCGTTTCAGCCCTCAGCCAGTCCTCCGGCGCCATACGGAAATAATCCTCCGGCGCGGCAGAAATATTCACACAGGGGAGATACCGTTCTCCCGCCTGTGTTCTCACCACGAAGCCGCACGACTCCGCAGGCGCACACCGTCGGGCGTGCGCCAGAATATCCTGTTCTTTCATGATGATTTACTGTGAAAGTTTATTAATGGAGAGGAAACCGCCAAAGTTTCCGGTATTGTCACGCAGGGCGCATCCCCGGGCGCAGCGGCTGCAGGCATCTTTTGCCGGATCGGCGGTAGGATTATCAAATTCATCTGCGACAGCTGGTCCCGTATAACCGCATTCGTCAGAGCGGTATATCCATGTACAGGTATTGGCCAGCATAATTCGCCCGGGGAAGACACATCCGTCCGTTTCAGTCGGTGTTGCCAGGACAAATGTCGCACTTACCGCCGTCAGATCACTGCACTGCTCGATCACCCATCGGCTTACGGATTCCTGCTCCGGGTCGGCCTCCTGGTTGCCGTTTTGAAAATTCACGGCATCGAGAAACCGGGCATACACTATCCTGCGGATGACCGTCGCCCCAACCAGGCTATGCAAATCCTCCACCATTCCGGTCACCATACCGTAAAGATTGGATACCTTCAGTGACGGGCGCGCAGCTGCGCCTTTGCCGTTCATTTCAAATCCGCAACCGTCTACAGGATAAACGTCATATTTCCGTCCCTGCCAGGTAACCGCCTCCCCCTTTTCATTCGCCTCGTTACAAAAAAAATAACGATCACCGCCAGACTGCGTCAGATCGATTTCCCACAAAGTGATCCTGGCGGACTGTGCCAGTTTAGCGGCTTCGTTCAGCGTATCCTGCGAAATGTCCTGCATCACTCCTCCTCAGATAACAACCTGTTCAAAAGTCGTGGTCACAGTCACCCAAAGAGAGCCAACGCTAATCGACCATTTGCGGCAAATCACCCGAATTTGTGTCCAGGTATAAGGCGGCGTCCAGAGAAAGGATTTCACTCCACCGTGGCGGGATAAAAATGCCTCAAGATTCTGATGTTCTCCCTTACGAATCCGGACCGTTACGTTATACTTCGCCAGATGGTTGTTCAGCCCGGCTGGACGCCGTTGTTCATACCCGTCACCCAGTTTTATGGAGGTGACTTTTGGTTCTGATTCCACTGTCATATCAGGGCGGATCTTCCAGTTAAATGTTTCCATTGTTATCGCCCTCCTCCAGCAATACCCCCGTCACGCGACTGCTGTTGCCAGAAATCAATGGCGGCTTTTTTTCCAATGTTATATACGGCCTGTAATGCCTGCGGACCAATCTGTCCGTTGCCGGCGTCGTTGTGGATTTCAATGTTGTACTCAGGCGCAAACATCGCCATCCCTCCTGAACCGGCTGCCACGACACCCAGCTTACCGTCAGCACCACGACGAAGTGGTAATATTGCCTCCGGTCCTGCCTCGCCCATCACCCCGGCACCTTTGGCAAAAGCAAAAAATGTCGGGCGATTAACAATGCTGCCGCTGTATTGGCTCAGTTCAGAAGACTGATAAACTCCACCAGTCGCGTTGGCTGTCACACCAAATCCCAGAGCAGATCCGATTCCCTTTACAGCCTGCATCATTGCCATACGTGCTGAAATTTTTGCCAGATCTGACACGATGGATGCGGTGAAAGATTTAAAGTTTAGTTTTCCAGTGGTAACGAACGTCGCCAGCCCGTCGCCCATACTGTTGAATGCCGATGTGAACATTTGCTCCGTTGCGCCCGCCACGTTGCTGCCCTGCGCCATAAAGTTATCCAGCGCACGCGACGCCCCCAGAGTCCAGTCTCCCTGCGCAGCGTCCACTTTCGCATTGTACTCAGCCCACTCAGCCAGCCGGCGATTGAGACTGCCCTGCAGCGCCTGCTCAGCCTGACGATATTCGTCAGAACCGTATGTCCCCTTTGCCTTACTGTCGCGCTTAAGCTGCTCCAGTTGTTCCTGGTAGCGCTGCTGAATTTTCAGACGCTCTTCGTACCGGCCTCGTTGCTGATCGCCCATACCCATTGTGGCCAGCGCCGTTGCGTGCTGCTGCCTGATGCGGGATTCTTCGTCAGCGAGCTGGCTGGTTAATGTGAGCGTCTTTTTCTTCAGTTCATTAAGGGCATTCTGGTGTTGCAAATCCTGTTGTGAGATATCCAGCTTCTGTAGCGCAAGCGCAATTTCATCCTTATGTGCCAGTACGCTTTGTTCATCCGCCGTCAGTTTTTTACCGGACAAATCAGCGATGCGCTGCTGAAATGACAAAAGCTGCTTATACGCTTCCGTCATTTTTTCGGTCGTGGAAAGCTTCGCGGCGGCAATCTGCCCTTCAGTCTGCGCCTGTTGCTGGCTGTACTGCAAAAGCAGTCGCCTGGCCTCGTCGTTGTGGTAAGTCTTTGGCTTTTTCGCCTGTTGTGACAACGCCTTTTTATGACGTTCATTTTCGCGCTCCAGTGCGGCATTGCGTACAGCAGCATCGGCATACTGCATGGCGGTAATGCGCGCCACCTCCCGTTGGTGCCGCAGGGATTCAGTTTCATTATCCCGGTTCAGCGCGGCGTTCTGCTCGTTCCGACGTTTCTGCGTTTCCTGATAATTACGCTCTGCCTGCGCCTTCGCATCCAGCAGGTCCTTCTGGCGTTTCTGTTCCTGAAGTTCGTTCAGCTGCTGCTGATCGTATTCAGTCTGGGAGGAAGACACCGTCCAGGGCGTTTTTCTGCCGCGCGCGATTTTTTCCTGCAGTGTCGCGATCTTTTCATCGAGCGTGTCTTCCCGCCCGATATCCAGCATCCGATCCCATGCCCACTTCGCCGCATCACCGACAGCATTCCATGCTCTTTCAATCCAGCCCAGATTGTCGTGTACGTCCCCCATCCGCTTATTCATTTCTTCCGAATACGCGGACATGGCAATTTTCGCGGCATCAGCCACTCTTCCCTGCTCACCCAGTACCCTGATTTGTTCAAGCTGGGTGGCTGTCAGAAAATGCAGTGTCCTGTCCAGTTCTTTCGCCGCATTCACCGGATCATCCCGCAGGCGTTTAAACTGGCGGATGGTTTCATCCACTGATTGTCCAACGTTTTCCTGCATTCTGGTCGCGGTACGGGATACCATTGCCACTGCCTGCCCGGTAAACGCTCCGCTACCGACCACCTGTGCCAGCACGCCTGCAGCGTCGTGCTGCGTGACGCCATTTCCGGCGAGCGACTTCGCCATCGCATTAAGCTGGCCTGTGGTTTTTCCGGCATAACTCCCGGTCAGAATAAGCTGTTTATTGAACGTCTCGCTTTCTTTCGCCCCTTCATAGTAGGCCTTACCCAGCCCGTAAACCGCCGCAGCCACACCGCCAGCCAGCCCGCCGAGCATCATGCCCTTCGGTGACATCAGCTGCTCGATCCATCCGGCGCGGTTGGCGAGCGTGATACCACTTCCCCGCAGTGCCCCGAAATTCCCACGGGCCAGCTCACCAGCCAGCACGCCTAGCTCACGACGGGCGGCGGCGCTTTTCAGTCCGAGCGTATGGGTGGCAGTTCCGGTACGCTCCAGCTTACGGATATAAATATCAGCGGCGCTGCTGACACCCAGTTCAGCCGCCTTTACCCGCAGCAGCTCAGTACGGGAGAGCCCCTGTACCGCCGTCTGCTCTTTCAGGCGGCGTATAAACTGTGCTTTTTTCTGCGTGGCCAGCGCTTCGGCATCGGTAAGCTCACGGGTCTTCCTGGCGGTTTCAGACACCAGCGCCAGATAATCGCCCTGTGAGATATCGCCGCGCCCTTTCGCCTGTCGTACCTGCGCCTGGATACGCTGCAGCTCCTGCAGACCACCGCTTAACTGTTTTACACTGTCAATCTGGCGGTAAAAAGCAGCACTTGTCCTGTCCTGTACTGCCGCCACAGCCGCTGACTGCGCCTGTTCCTCACGCAGTTTCCTTCCCAGTGCCTCCACCCGCTGTCGCGTCTGATCCACATCCGCCGCCAGACGCGCGCTGGCCGCTGCGCTTTTCTCCACAGCGGAACTGTACGCGGTACTGCTGGCAGTCACCTGCTCCAGACTGGCGGACGTCCGGCGCGTCGCCTCCGTCTGCTTATCCAGAAAACGCTGCATCCGGGCCGCTGAACGTTCTGAGTCACCGGCCGCTTCGTTCAGCAATTTTTTAATGCGCGGAACTTCGTTTCGGAACTCTGCGCTGTCGATACTTAAATCAATGACCAGGTTCGCTATCTGGTCCATAGCGGACACCTCCGGTAATACCTTCGCCCAGGATCATCAGTTCATCATCCGTTTTTTCGTGCAACGACTCAGGATCAGTGATCAGGCTGAACATGTCTGCATCGTGATGCGTACCTGTAACCAGTCCTGTCATCAGCGATTTCAGCGTTGCAAACTCCGCATCCAGCAACATGTCACTGAAGCTGTTCTTCCCGAAATGCTCCGCCCACTCACCCAGCTCTGTCGCACTCATTTCCGCCAGCATCCGCCGCCAGTCCGGTCGCCGGAACTCGCGTGCAAGCCGCATCACAAACGCCAGCTCCCGGTTCAGGACTTTTCCGGCGTGGTCGTGTCCTTTTCACTCCCGCTGCCGTCGTCCTGCGATGCCGGAAGACGCATACCACTCAGGGACAGAACCATATCAGCGCCACGTCCCAGCGCCTCATAAGACCATTCCAGTCTGACGGACTCATACAGGGCGCGGGCCTCCTCCTCTTTTTTGCTTTCACACAGGGAGCGGGATACCAGCCAGGCATTAATATCCACCCCCATCTGCATAAATTCTGTCTGACGCTCTGCTTCCGTCAGGGTTTCAGGCTGTGCGTCATAGTCTGCCGTCCGCTGCTGAATAAACTTCAGATAATCCACACGTTGCAGGGCAGAAAGCTCACTGAGCACGATGGAATGCCCACCGTAGTTAAAGGTGTCTGTATTGAGAAACATGATGATTTTCCATAGAAGCCCCGGAACCGGGGCGGACTGATAAGAGAGGGTTATGACGCCGTCACTGTCACTGCTGCCACCGCGACAAGACTGCCGTCACTGCTGATGCCAACAATATTCACGCTGCCCGCCTTCACGCCTTTAACCGTGGCCACATTATCCTTCAGCGTGACGGTGGCGATCAGCGGATCGGCGGTCGCAACCTGCAGCGTTTTATCTGACGCGTTATCAGGTTTTACCGTAAATGTCAGCGTGGTGGTGGCTCCGGCAGCCACCGTGGCACTGGCCGGCGCAACGGTCACGCCGGATACGCTGACTACGTCAGGTGTATCCTCCTCCGCAAGAGAAGGACGCCCGACGCCGGTGATTTTTACGCTGCGTGTCATCACCTCTTTGGACGTCACGGTTTTACCCAGTGAACTCAGCCAGCCGCGGAACACATCAACCGTCCCGTTAGGATACCTGATACGGAAGGCGCGAACTTCGCCGGTGTCAAACAGCTCAACCAGTTTTTTCTGTCCGGTCTCACCGGGTTTCCAGGCCAGCGTGGCCGTGGTGTCACCGACGCTTTTCTGCCCCTGCGTAGTGCTTTTCCAGTCGGCATTTTCATCATCAAGATAGTCATCGTCTTCCGCATCTGCACTCATTTCTCCGGGCTGCAGATCCTTAATACCTGCCAGTCGCAGCCAGTCATCATCAGCCAGTGGATTTTTAAACGCATCGCCGCTGCCGGTATACAGCCAGAATGTAGTTCCGGCGCCTTTCGTTTTTACCAGTGGGTTTGGTGTTCCCATCATATCCTCCTCAGTTGGTATAGGTGATCCGGTAAGTAATTTCTGCCATCCCCCACGTTGCCATTTCGCTGTCACGCTGGTAGTCATAACCCAGCGGGGTCATGGTATCGATAAGGCGCTCCAGACCACTAACCTCTTCCAGCGCAGGAAAGATTTTTTCTTCCATCCAGATATCAAGCTCTGTATCAGGAGCCTGAGCCCTCAGAAAAACTGCCGTATGGAGAGTAGCCTGCCAGTCATCCTCATCGGTCATAAGGCCTGTATACTGTGCGTCTGTCAGCCAGACAGCTATTGCGGGTAAATCTTCCTGTTCTACGAAAGCAGGAAGTCCATCAAAAAGAGTGACAGGTGCGCCAGTCACGGATTCCAGCTTTTCCAGAACGGCCCGGCGGATTAATGTGTGTTTGCTCATCGTGAAAGATAAAGCCTCAGTTGTTGTTTCAGGGCATACCCCAATTGCTTCGGTATTTCCTCGTCAATCAAACTTTGTGTGGCGCTTTCGAATGCCTGAGTCAATGGTCCGGAAAGAGGAATTTTCACTACATCAATTGGATAACGGTTTTTCCCGTTAACGCGTCGCATAACATGCCAGCGTCCGTTAGCCAGTTGCTGAATAAAGGCATCCCGGAACAGATATGGCCCGATTTTCAGCACACTTCCACGATACAGCAGTTTGCCCCTCCGTTTGCTCATCCTGACCTGTGCAGCGCCCAACTTTATGGCGGGAAGGTTTCCCCGGTTAATCCGTATCCGGGCAGAGCGTTTACCGTCTGTACCGGCTTTAAATAACCTCACCCTCTGGCGAACCAGCTTCAGCGGAAGTCCTCTTACCTGGTTATCTCCGGCGACAGTCTCCCGCGCCACCTTACGGGTTGCCACTGAAACAGCTTTCTGCGCCACGCGATTCACAGCCCAGATACTGGCCCGGGGAACCATCTGCCGGTCAAGGCTGTTCAGATTCCGGATCGCATTTTCAAGCCCTTTCAAACATTCCTCCCGTCCTGCGCCGGTTATCCGTCGGCGGCTCCCCCCTGCCCAGCAGAATAATACTGCTGTCTCCACCAGCCGGAGTGATGCGATCCACCCAGAAGGTGTCACCGAGAATGGTTAGTGTGTCCGGGCGCTTCAGATGGACTGTCAGGGATGTTTTGACAAAAAATGTAGGCTTGTCCCCCTCAATCCGGACACCTCCGGCGGCATACGACACACTTTCAGGATCGTCAAATACGCCCGTAAGCGTGGCCCCTGCCAGAACGCCGGAGGTTATTGTTGCTACCGTTCCCATCACCCGGAGGATGGCATCATCAGCCTGAGAAATCGCGGTATCAAACAGGTTTTCGGACTGCGACATATCGCCACCCTTACAGTTCAATAATAAGTCCTGCAGCAATCAGCTCGTCCACATCGTGTTGCGAAATACGCGCCGGGTTTCCCGCCATAACCATATCCAGTTCCCGGTTACTGTCCGGATCGATGGCGCAGATGTGTAGTGTACGAAGCGCCCTGATAAGTACCCGTTCGGATCTTTGCCCGATCCCGGGCGGCACTATGGATTCATCACTGTCATTTTCCACAGCAGGCAAATGCTCCGCCTCCGCCTCCGCTTCCTCTTCCCATTCCATGACACGCTGGCTGAGTTCAGCGGCGCTCCCGGACACATCCGGATCACGACCAAGCCGCGTCGCAAGCTCCCGCAGACGCTGTATATTCTCTTCTTTTGTTGCCATAAAAGATCCTCCCGCAATTTGTAACAATAAAGGCCTGAATCAGGCCTTTTGGGATGCTTAACCGACAGTGACAATGACAAACTCATCCGGGTCCGGCAGGACCATCAGCGGCGCAGACTGCGTCATGGTATATTCATTCGCCGGGTCCCCCACCGTCAGCCAGTGTTTGGGATAACGGGTGGCGGCAACAATACCCTCCGCGAGCGCCTGTGAATCCTGAATGGCACCATAGCAGCGGATACCTTCTGCCGCCGTATTTCCCAGAACCAGAGTCCCTTCAGGCAGGTAATGCTTTTCGGTCCCGTTATCAGCAACATAGGATGTTTTAGCCACCACAATGGCCAAATCTCCGTAATACCCCTTGAACGACACCACAGCCCCAAGATCCTTCACCGCCGTTTCCAGCTGAGAATTTGAACCGCGGCGTGTATCCAGTTTTTCACGGAACAGCTTAAAACCGTTCAGCAGACGCCAGACTTTCCCGTCCATCACGGCAATATTGATCAGACCGGATGCCTGGTCGCAGTACATATCCAGATCATAAGTCGGGTCAAAGGTTTCCCTGTCCTGCTCTGACCATTTTTTACCTGTGGCCTGAATAATGTTATTCCCGGCGGAGCGACCAAAATCCACCTCCACGGTGTCAAACTGCTCGCCCTGCATGGTGTATTTCCCGTTCAGCACCGCACTGACGGCCTGCATCTCCTCCACCTGGACGATGGCCTTCTCTTCCTGCTTCAGGTTATCGGTCAGAATGCGCAGACGACGGTAGGCCGGATCGTTAAGCCTGGCCGGGTCTTCACCCGGCAGACGCTCAACAACCTGCGCATAGTTAACTTCATGCTTCGGTTTGACATACCCCGGACGCAGTACGCGCGTTTCCCCGCCGCGGTTACGCAGAACCTTCCCTCCTACCACCGGAGATACATAAGCGGCAATCGGTGTTTTTCCGGTAATTTTGTCCAGCATGACTTCCTGGGTAGGAAATGTCACAGTACGGCGAAAAAACAGGCTCAGGAAGAGTGGGTTAAATTTAACTTTCTGCTCGGTATAACCCAGCAACTGGCGGGTGGTAAACAATCCCATAAATGGTGTCCTCCGGACGTTAAATACGATAAAGGCCGCTTCGCGGCCTTCTTATTACGGTAAAGCGGCGTGACTGACGGCGCTTCCGGCGAATGCATTTGCCTGCTTAATGGCATCCACACTCTTCGGCCATGCCAGTGATTCTGTGGCAAAGGTGCCGCTCTTCCAGTACGTCAGCAGGTTTTCCGACCCGTCCAGCTCAAGGGCCAGAACCCCGACTGCCGTTCCGGCCTTCTGCCCGTCCCAGGCCACCAGTTTCCCGGTGGTATCATCCAGCATCAGGGGCGTCAGCATCGGTGTGGCCGCCGTTATACCGCTGACTCCCGTTGCGGTATGTGCCGGATCGTTACCGGCGAAAATGCGGTTATCCGCACGTTTCTCAATAGTGGTGGTAAATGACATACTGTCTCCTTATCAGGTGGCTGAAGTACCGGGAATACTCATCAACAACGTCGTTTCGGTATCATTACTGTGGCCTTTGCCGCCGGATACGGGGTCCGGGGAATGAGACTGCATGAAAGCATCAAATGCGTTGTTCATGCTCAGCCCCGCATTACCGGATTTGTCCGGCGCGGCAGCCAGCAGGTCACGGGCCTGATCTGTGGTCATACCAGGCATGACAGCCAGTTTTTCCGCCAACTCTTCACGGCCTTTCGCCTCATCAAGCGCCATCACGGCATCATGAAGTGACGTTGCCGCAGCGATCGGCGATGCTGCCAGAATGGTTCTGGCCTGTTCCACCGTCATCTCCGGCATGGCCGCCAGTGTCTGTGCGAGTGTTTCCCGACCACCAGCTTCTTCCAGGGCAAGGATACGGTCAGCGGTGCTGGTCGTATCCGCCGGCGCGGCGGCAGCCAGAATAGACTTCGCCTGAGCAACGCTCATTCCCGGCTGCCCGGCCAGCATCTGTGCCAGTGCCTCATGCCCCCTGGCCTCCGGGCAAACCAGAATTCCCATTACGCGCTGGTTTTCCTGCGTGACAGCGTCAGCTGCACTTAATTCAGGCATAGTGCCTCCTGTCTTGTTACTGTTGATAGCTTCTGCCATCACGCCGATGGCGTCAGCAGCATTCACCATTCCATCTGCCAGTCCGGTAGTGATAATGGCCTGCCCGTCATACACTGCCGCCTCCGTCGCCATTACCGCATCGACAGACAACCCCGTGTACCGGGCCACTTTTTCTGCAAACATCTTTCTGGCCTCGTCCATTCGCTGCTGGTAGTCGGCATGGACGCTTTCCGGTAATTTCTGGCTGGGCGTCAGATCAGCCTTGTGTGCGCCAGAATAGATAAGGGTGATATCGATCCCTTCCTGTTTCAGTTTTTCGGCGTAACTGGTATGCGCCATCACCACACCAATTGATCCCATTCTGGACGTCTGGGTCACAAGGCGGTGCGAACAGGCTGCCGCCAGCAACATGGCCGCCGAACAGGCTGTTTCATTTGCCAGTGCCCAGACAGGTTTCTGTTCGCGCATCCGGTAAATCATGTCAGCACAGTCAAACGCCCCGGCAGCCTGACCGCCGGGACTGTCAATATCCAGCAGAATGCCTTTTACCTCCGGATCTGAAACCGCCTGTTGTAGCCGGGCAGTGACACCGTCATATCCGGTCATCCCTGAAAAGGGACGCATTCCGCCGAGTTTATGAACCAGTGTTCCGGTCACGGGTAATACCGCAATACCGTTCACTACCTGATAAAAACGTGCCTGCGGCTTTCCGGTCGCCATAAAATCGCCTGTGACCAGTGCCATATCCGACTGATCCAGACTTTCGTTATTACCGGGAATGTGCAGGCTGTTAATGCCTGACTCCCTGCCCAGCGCGCAAAAGAAAACCCGCGCATAGGCGGGTTCAAGCAGCAACGGAGCACTGGTTGCCTGGCTGATGATGTGCGGGAGATTACGTTGCACGCTTTTCCTCCTCCGTCTGACGGCTCGCCGCGATCTGTTGTTGATAGGTATCGGTGATCCATACCGGACGCGAAAGTCCGGCTGTCCGCCGTTCTTCGGATTCCCTGACCTGCTGGCGGAATATCTCCTGGTAATCCTCGCCCATAATGGCGAGTTCTTTTTCATAGGTACTCAGCCCGGCCTCAATACGCATCACGGCTTCCTGAACCTCCTTGAGTCCGTCAATCGCCATACGTCCGGCACCAATCCACTCCGATCGGCTCCAGCTGGATCGGGCCTCCCAGAAGGAAAACCTGGCCCGGGGTGCCCGGATAACTCCCCGTATCAGCGCCTCCTCCAGCCAGCAGGAAAACATTTGTGTCGCCAGCCGTCCGGCAATGAACCGGCGCCGCCCCAGGAAATAGCGCCAGGACTCATTGGCAGATGCGCGGGCGCTGGAATAGCTGACCTGAGAATAATCACGCGAAAGCTGCTCATAAGAGACCCCCAGCCCGGCGGCAATATACCGGAGCAGCGCCTGCTCCAGCGCCGAAAAGCCATTATCGGAATCCTGCGCAGTCTGCAGATTCAGCTCATCACCCGGGTACAGGTGGGGAATTTTTACACCGCCCAGTTTGATACTGTTGGTACTGTAATAGCGGGCATAATTTGCGAGCATGTTAACAAGGGGCGTATCTTTGTTATCTGCCGCCGTGATGTATTCAAAGGCTTTCTCGGAATCGAGTTCGCTTTCGATCGTGGCGGCGTACATGGCTTTGACAATCGCGGACTGAAGCTGCGTTGCCTGCAGGGTATCAAGCATCTTCAGCCGCTCCATCACACTGTAAAACTGATTGGCACCGCGCGTCTGTCCGTCCTCAACCGGCTCGAAAATATGTAACATCGCGGGTCGTCCGGACGGCAGAAAACGAGGAATACGGGTCCAGCGTTCCCCACCAGCCACCGGCCAGTCATCATCACAGACATGATAGGCGAGGGCTTTTCCATTCCGGTCCGTTTCCACTCCTGCGCGAAGCTGGCGGTTTCCGCGGGCATACCCCGGCGTGTCCACCCGTTTCGGACTGACAGCCTTGAATCGGGTACGGAAAACCTGCGTGGTTTCAGCGTCCCAGACAGGCTGGAGAAAAATTTCACCATTAAAGGCGTGAACGCCCACGCCTTCACGGATGAACTCTGTAAAAGTACGCTTCCCCTCGGCATCCATTTCGCCAAAAATACCATCGCAATATTCTGTCCATGCAGCTTCAACCTCATCCACAAAACTCTTCGCTGCGCTCTCACGCATACCAAGATAGCGCCAGTTTGGACGATAGCTGATAAGAAACAGGTGTCCGACAATATGATCCTTGTGCAGCGCCACCGCATTTGCTGCAATACCATTATTACGGACCAGATCATCAGCCCGCGCATTGCCGAGGCGCAACGAAGGCAGCAGCGCGGCATCCACGCTTTCCGCCGGGGGCATCCAGTCAGCCATCTGTCCGCCGAAACCGATCCCCCCGCCGGTGTATCCCAGACTTTCCCGCAGCGGCGTGCCGTGAACATCCACCAGAACCGGGGTGCGCTTCACAGTCTCACCCCCACAGGTACCCGGCGGCGACCATTGCACAGTGACGCCTCAAGTTCCGCGACATATTTTTTCAGCTCCCCCACCGATGTCGTGGTAAATTCAACCCGTCGCCCGTCTTTCTGAACCGTCGCCACCCGTTTTCCCGTCATCAGGTCATGCAGCGCGACGCGGGCTTCCTGTAGCTCAGTGATTGTTGCCATTAACTCCTCCTGCCAGCATTGCGGCCAGTTGTTCAAGTGTCGGGGTATCCTGCTCTTCGCTTTTCCTTGATGTCGCCAGCGCCTCCAGATCCAGTTGCCAGCGCTGCACAGACACCCGTAACGCTGCACTGGCATAGACAAGACAATCCAGCGCTTCGTTACGACGTCCTTTGGCATCCCATAACAGCCGGAATTTTCCGTTAACCAGTTTCTCCACCAGCTCTTCGGCTACCAGTTGCTTCGCTTCCACCTCCGTAAAAACATCCGGATTATCCGGAAAGCGGATCGCATAAGGCGTGGCTTCGTCGGCAGGCGCAGTAACCGCCCCCATTCTGGCGTAAAGCATTTCTTTGGCAGTATCAGTACCGATTTCGCACAGGAATACCCCGCTCTGGTTGCGTTTTTTAGGCATGGTAATAACGGGTTTTCCGTAAACGGAGGCCCCTTTGACAGGCAGCACGCGGAAAATGCCGTGTTTTTTTGAGCGTTTATAGACGATTTCTGCATCGATACCGCCGATATCCCAGCAGATACGGGAAATGGAAATATCCGTCCCATCAGCATGACGATATTTTTTATTAATGACGGCATCCACACGCTGCAGGGTATCTTCATCATCATGCCGTCCCATGATAATTTGCTTATCAATAAGGAAAGCCTCTTCGCCCGGCGCCCAGCCCCAGACATACATTTCATAACGGTTACGCTGGGAGTCGATACCAGCGGTCAGATACACCACCCGCTCCGGAACCGGCGCCGCATAATGAATCACTTTTTCCAGCAAAAGCTCATGGCTGAGTTTTTCGGCCACCGCCTCTTCATAAGGCTCGCCCAACGTGGTGTTTATAAAGGTTTTCACACCATTTGGATCTTTCAGCGCATCCAGCCAGTCATAAATAATCTGTATCCAGGTGGTAAAGGGACTGTAAGCCGTCCAGATATGAAAGGTAATGGATCGTGGCGGCGGAACCTCCTCACCGGACGCGCTGAAATAAGCCAGTCCATCGCGTGTCCACATGCCTGTGTTATCGCAAATCCAGCGGCCTGCTTTCTGATCAAGTTCCGATTGACGGATCACGCATCCATTATGTTCACAAAGGTAATACACCGTCTCCGGCTTGCTTTTCTCCCATTTCAGACCGAACGGCGTACTGCCATCACCGAATTTAAGGTACTGTTCTTCGCCACAATGCGGACACGGTATATAAAAACGCATAAAATGCGCCGATTCATTTGCCGCCTTTTCAATCTGGCATGACCCTTTGACTTTTGGTGTGGAGCCCCGAATGGATTTAGGCCAGACAGAACCTTCAATACGTTTATCCCCCAGCAGCGTCGGCGAACCTTCTTTCTCGACATCCGGCTCAAAAGATGACAATTCGTCATAGCAGACCACATCCACCGATTTTTCACGGTAGTTTTTGGCTGCTGCACCGCCGAGGCACCAGAACCCGACACCGGAAGAAAAGCGTTTCAGGGTAAGCGTGTTATCACGATGTTTACGCCCGAACCAGGGGGCCAGCTCCAGCAATACAGGAACATCCCTGATAGTCGGCTCCACGTGGGATTTCATAAAATCCTCAGCGGATGAGTCGGTCGGCTGGAACAGCAGGCTGTTGCGCGACTTGTGCTCTATGAAATAGCCTTCCACCCCCAGCAACATTTTGGTATAGCCCACGCGGGCAGACTTAATGAGGTTTACAACGCGGATCAGTTCATACCCCATCGCGTTCATTATCGCTACCTGAAACGGCAGCGTTTCCCATTTGCCGGGGGTGTAGGAAGACTCTTTTGGCAGATAGTAATACTCATCAGCCCACTGCACGGTGGTAAGCGGTACGGGAATATGAAGCGCTATCAGCCCGTTAGTTATGGCTCTGTTGGCATTATTCGCCCTGCGCTCTCCGGAAATCATCGGTCCACTTCTCCACATCCGCTATCGTGGCGGCCCTGCCTGACGCCCTGGCGATTTCCGTTCTGACCACATCGATGTGCGACTGGCACAGATCAGGATATTTGCGCTGTAATACCAGCGGTACCCTTGACAGTATCCCTGCTATTTCCTGAGCCACCCGTTGCAGGATGTAGGTGAACAGTTCGGTCTCAAGAACCAGCCCTTCGCGCTCAGCATTTTTAAGTTCCTGCGCATCCGCCTGGGCTTTTGTCAGGCGGTAGCGCTCATAGTCGATGGTGCCGGGATTAAGATCTGATTCCGCAGCGGCACGTAAATCATCAACCTCTTTACGCAGCTTTTCATTTTCAATAGACGCATCACGCTCCGCGTACCATGAAATCGCTGCCGCGGTGTCGAACACTGCTTCGTTACCTTTTCCTCCTCCGGAAACAAGTGGCAGCCCCTGGCTTTGCCAGGCTGTGACAGTTCTGACGTCACAACCAAAAATTTCAGCCAGTTTTTTTTTGTTCACGTTCATGGAAAAGTCTCCCGGAAACAGGAAAGGATCTGCGATCTTCGTTTTTAACTAAAAACGTTATCCAGCAGATCCTTTCTTTTTTCTAAAAAAACCTTTAAAAACAGGAAATAAACGATAAGAAGAACGGATCTGGCTTTTCCCTGAAAATTTTCATAAGGAGTGAAATCCTGCGACGCTGCCGCCCCGTAATGTCCCTGACTGCCGGAAAGGACCCGTAAAGATTGATGTCCTCCCACGGATTAGCCCCTGCTGTAATGCTTACTTACGTAACCGTTCCAGCAAATCCTTCTCAAATATCCCGGTACTTTTACACTCAACCGGCTTCACCTTATCGTTACCGTCGGCAGTATCCAGTCCGGCAGTGCCTGTCACCATTACCGAAACATTACTGCCTTCACCGGCACTCCAGACCTGCGCGACAATACGGTAATGCTCCTGTATATTTTGTGTCTGCGGTAACAGTGAACAGTCCAGATACAACGAGCTCAGTTCCGGGTCATCCCCGGTACCGGCGATAATCCCTGTGGTCTGGTCATTAACACTGGCTGTGATGGCCTTCTCCCTGAAATACAGCGCCACGGCATTCAGCAACTCATTCGGTTTACGGTTACCGATGAATGAGGTCGATATCTGTTCGCTCACCCCTGGCTGCTGCCCGGCCTGGCTGTCCTGCTGTTGCTGCCCTCCTGTTTTAACCGGACCATACACAGTAATGCAGCCGCCAAGACAAAGTGCGGCAGCGGTGGCTAATATACGGCGCATAGTCATTACCGATAATAAAGCGTTGTACAACCGGCGAGGGACACACATACCAAGGCCAGTACGAATAATTTTGCCTTCATTAATTTTCCTTGTTATCAGGTTTCAGTTCTGCCCGGTCACTTTGTCCCAGGTACGTTCGCATGTGCTTCCGGCGACATAACGCTCATCAGCCTCTTTTGCGAACTTTCCCGCCAGATCATCAGCTTCGCCAAGCAACTGGGCGAGCAGTATTCCGGTCTCGGCTTTTGCCTGGCTTGCTGCGGCAAGAGCGGAAAGCCTGCCGGTTTCACTTCCTGCAAGTTGCCGTTGTACTGCTGCGAGCTGCTGTTGCAGCCCACCGCGAGCACGCTCAGCAGCATCAGCATCGGCCTGTATTTTTGCCAGTTCTTCATCGGCTCTTTTCCGTTCTTCATCTGCGGCGTGCTGGCGACGCTGCTCTTTCGCTCTTTCGGTTACTTCTTGCTGCAATGCGGCGGTCGCATCGGTAAGGTCTCGTTGCGCCCACTGGAATTTCCAGGATGAATCTGCCTTCTGATAACCTCGTGAATAACACCAGTACGCACCAGCACATAACAAAAAAGCCACCAGCAGTATTTCTGCTAATGGCTTCCAGAATTTTTTAAGCAATTTCAGCAGTACTATCATACGAGCACCGATTTTGCTTTCTCAAAGCGCTCCCGCCGATCACCAATACCGTTCTGTCCTCCGTTGATTATCTGCGTAACGCGTACCATGTCGCCGGAGTATTTCAGACACCCTTTAGTCACAAAAAACCACGCTGCGGATCGGGCGGCATGACGTTCCAGCTCAAGCTGTCCCGGATTCGCCACCAGATCCAGTTTCAGGGCAACGCCACATCTGGTGTAATTCTCCAGCCCGGTAATCTGGATAAGCCCACGCCCACGATACTTCCAGCCATCTCCGGCGTCTTTGTTGCCCATGCGGCCGCCATAAACCAGATTGGCTATTTGTGGCTGGTGGGCAACCTGGCGACCATCAATACGCCCCAGCATTTCGCACTGATAAGTCGTCAGGCGTTTACCAAACGTATTTTTCAGTGCCTCCACCGAATAATTGAAGCTTTCCTTCAGAACAGTAAATCCTGCTGATTCATGTCCCGTTTGTGCAATGAACATGGCCTGATCCAATGGCGCAGTAATACCGAATTCGCTCATTGCCGCCGTAATATGCGGATACCAGCGCGCAGAAATCCCGGCGCTAATACCAGCCGCTTGCTGAAATTGTTGTTGATTCATCAGTGCCTCAGTGCATCAACCAGACGCGCCACATTACCGCGAGCCCACAGCACAGCAGCGCAGATAAGGATATTCACCATCACCACCAGCCAGTGGGATGATTCATATAAACCAAAAACAAACCGGAAAGGGACGCTGGCATATACCAGCACCATGACATAGGCCAGTAACGAAATCAGGGGGCGGTGTGCCGCATCACCGCGTCGGTAAAACATCAGAACGATTACTATTACCCCACAAATTACGGCATTCAGAACTGCAGAAGGGTCATTTGCTACCATTTGATCCCCATCCCCTGATACGAGAAAGAATACTGAACAGGCTGTTCAGATCCTGACTGTTAAGAAAAGTGAGAAACTTTATACACATTGCAGAAATAATCACTGCGCCAAGAGCATCCAGTGGTTTTTCATAATGCGTTATTGCCGCAAGCTTAGTACCTATCAGCCCGGCGCCAAGCACTCCCACAATAAATGATGTTATAAAATAAGCGACCAGCCTGATGCGTCCGATGTTGGTTGCCGTGGCGACATAAAACACCGCGCCGGCAAAAGCACCGAATACCACACCATAATCGGTTCCGGTCGCCAGACCGAATACACTGGCCCCCATTAATCCACCAGCCAACACTGTCGCACTGGATACAGGTTCGGACATTAAGCCCCCTCTTGTTATGTGAGTCCTCTCAGAAATGAGGGGAAGGAGATCACCTGTAGGCGATCGGAATGTGAGCCTTTAGCCCGATCAGGCTCACATTGTGAGACCTTTAACGTTTTGCCAAAGCCTCTACCTCACTGACCGTCTGACTAAACCTTTCTGTTTCCAGTTCAACGCTAATCGCACGCCGCCCTGATAACAGCGCTGCCTTTACGGTTGAACCGGAGCCCATGAAAAAATCAGCAACAAGATCGGCGGGTTTACTGCTGGCATTAATAATTTGCAGCAGCATATCAGCTGGTTTTTCACATGGATGTTTTCCTGGGTAAAACTGAACAGGTTTATATTCCCAGACATAGGTGTAAGGTATAGATGCTGAAACAGTGAAGTAACGCCAGAGCGATTTGTACTCTTCCAGCAGTTATGACTATCTGCGACTTAAGAAATGCCAGGTAGTTTCGGATACAAAAACCCGCGCAATGCGGGTTTTCCAGGTTGCCTTAAAATTCTGCTTTCATCTGACCGGGGAATTTCTTAGTTGCAGCGTAATAGCTTCCAAGTGTGTAGGCTTTCATTTGTTGTTCGGTATCAACTTTACACGCTGCATTATAGCAAGCACCACTCACCATTCCAAAAGACACGCCCTTGCTTGAGAGGTCTGATTTAACTTCCTCTATGTTATTTTTCCCCATAGCTACTACACATCCCGTCACGATATATCTTGCCTTAGCATCATCCATGCTCAGAATAACCGTATTGCCCAACTTACTATAGCCATCGTTTTTATAAACACCCATTGCAAACTCACGACACTCAGCATAATACGGGCTTGATTTTACTTGTGTATAGTCGGGTAATTTCATCCCTGCGCAACCAACTATACTAAAACCGATCGCTGTGATTAGTATTTTTTTCATCATACTGATATCCCAAAACATCCTATGAACTCATTCATTTAATAATGATTCCCTCGTTGGATCGTAGATATACGTTTTTGTCCAACCACCAAAAATGATAAAAAGATTTTTTTAGGGATACCAACGCATTTTTCTGTTTTGTGATGTTTCAGGTACAAAAAAACCCGCTCAGTGGCGGGCTTGTGTGTGTTGCTCAGTTCGCTTTACCGTCCCGAGCCTATCACAATTCAATCATTTACTGGCTCACTTTTCAAGTAAAATCTGTCGCTATTTGTGCCAAATTTGTCACACATTGGCGCGTATAGCATGGATTCGGCAAGACTTAGCCAGGAGTCAATACGTCGGCGGCAAGTCATATAACACCATTCCGGGTGTTTTACCTGTAGTTCTTCAGCCATAAGGCGTTTGCTCTTACGCAGGCGATATCGATTCACTATGATGCTGTAAAGTCCTGAATGACCTTCTCTAACCAGAGTGGTGCCAATAACACCGTCTATTTTCAATCCCTCCTCGTCAGAACAAAATGCTAATCCTGACTTATTTTTGCTGTCGAGTATTTCACGAAGAAAGGCCTCCAGCTCTGGCTTAGTAATGCCAGATTTTTTCATCCGACGAAGAGCGTCGTTAATAGCGGTTTTAGTTATCTTCCCGGATGACAGAAGCTGGTTAAACATATTCCCACCACTACCACCACCAATATATGACCAGCGCCCCCACATTCGAAGCTTGCCTTGTATCCAGATACTTTCAAGAGTCCGGAGGCGAACCATTTCACCAGACTTACCAACTTCAGAAGGATTAATCATTAAGCGTTCTCCATTTACGCCAGCACGCCAATTGCCAGCGCGCGATCGATAAAACGAAATATCAACTCCAGTTGAGAGCCGTATTTCTCTTCGAATGCCACGGTGTCCGCATGTAACTCATTATGATGCGTTCTGCACAACGGCAGCACAAAGAGGTCATGCGCCTTTGTTCCCATCCCTCCCTGACCGTGGCCTATCAGGTGGTGCGGATCATCCGCCTGCTTCCCGCAGCAGGCGCACGGCTGGGATTTAACCCAGCGGGTATATCTCTCATTGACCCATCGATGGCGTTTCGGACGTAACATGAAGCTTTCCGGCGATTCCGGATCAACCCTGAGCGCCAGTACCTTTTTCGCCTTATCCTGTACAATGCTGGTGGCCGGCATCGAGGGAACAATTTCACTTTCACGGGTAGCTGACTGGACAATTGCCTTCGGCATCCTTAATGCTTTTCTCGCAGCGCTCTCCGGCAAGACTTCTGCCAGGTCATTGCGTACCATCCACCAGCACAGTTCCGGGAGAGTAACTGCGTGCATATCGTCAAAACCCAGATCACGACAAACAACCGATAAAACCCATTTTGTCGTGTTCTCCACAGCTATTGATTTCAGCCGTTCCGTAAACTGTTCGCGCAGCAGGTTATCGCAGTGCCAGCACAGTCGGATTGCCCCCGGAGCGTGGCGCATGGTTGTCATCTGTTCGCTGTGCCAGTCTGAATGCGGCCACTGACAGCCATTCCCCCGGAGTAGCCAGCTTTCCAGACTATCCAGACCACCAGCACGATAGATAACCGACTCATTACAGAACACATCACGAACAGCAGGATCATCCGCCAGCGGCTGTGATACCGCCGGGACCGCGCCGCAGGCGAAAGATGAATATTGCTCCGGCTCTGGTTCAAGCAGAACACGCCCCTGCATAAACAGGGGCATCAGTTCCGATCCCGGCCTGAACAATACAACGCCCATACGAGGAGCAATTTCAGGGGTCAGTAACGCTCTCACGATCACCTCAATGAACGGTATCGAGCAGCTTCAGCAGCTCAGGAAATTTGGACTCGAAGAAATGCGGCTGCGTCTCGCGAGGGTTTGCCGGGCTGGTGATGTTTTTGCCAAACATGCAGCCTTTCGCCGTCAGCGACCAGAATTTTTTAATGCCGTTAATCGCGGAGCGACTGTAACGCTCACGATGTTCAACAACACCCAGCTTTGCTAACTGCTGATACGCCTGATTAGCCGTCATCCGGATACCATGCTGTTTTAACAGCGCGCTCAGTGCCAGCGTCGGGCGGCTTGAACCATCCAGCGCGCCCGCCGGAGCATCAATGGCATATTGTGGCGCCAGGTTAGGTAGTCCCACTGCCTCCTGGAGTTTCTGACACGCGCCCAGTACCGATGAATTGGACAGGTTTAACTCTTTGCGCATAAAACCCAGCAGAATCACCCCCGCCTGCATCTTATCGGCAGCCATACCAGAAGATGTTTGTGGCGCACTGGTAATCCGATCGAACGTGCGGATCACCTTGAGATGGAAAGACGGGCTGATCCACATTGCATAAGCAAACACCAATTCTTTGCATACGTATGTACCTTGTTCAGCACCACCGCGAATAGTATTTACTGGAGCACGTACCAAACTTCGGGTATCACTACCGCCCTGAAAAAAGCTAACAGATTGATTTTGTTCCGAGGGTGGAATTCCGCCCTCGGTGAAAAGTTCCTCAATCAGGTCACGGGTTTGCTTATTATCAAGCCAGTATTTCGGACGATATTTCTGCTCTCCACCAGCAGCACGGTGCAAATCGTTAAGACAATAGCGCCCATGAACGTCGCGGCGAACTTCGATACCATCAATGACCATTAAATTATTCATGCTTCTTTCTCCATTTTCAGGCGGCTGCACCCGCCCCTGTTTCAAATTTCGTGATCGTGATTTCTACCTTCCCCTTCGGGAAAACTGGTCCCCACTCCACCAGCATTCTCTTTACCTGGCTGTCGTCCTCCCAGACTCCTGCGTGAGTCAGTGCGTCGAACAGCGCTTTGTTATAATTGTCCAAATCCCTGATCCGCTTATCTGGCGGATACAGGATGATTTCTACCGCTGCTAGTTCAGTCGATGGCTGCGGGAGACGTCGTAATTGCTCAATGATCGCCACGCAGGCAGCGCTCTGGTATTTACGACCAACAGCGCTAATGAGGTGACGACCGGCCAGCGGCCCCTTGTTAGGGGCGCGCCAGTAAGTGTTCACGCTCGGAGGGAACGGGAGCACAAGCTTCATGCCACCTCCTGCTGTTGCACTGCACACAGTTCCGGAAGATTTGCCTCCACCAGCGCCCGGGCGAATGGTGGTGGTACCGCATTACCGCAACGTGCAACCTGCTTGTCTTTTGCATAGCGCTGGCCGCGATAATCACGATCGATAATGTAATCTTCAGGAAAGCCCTGGGCTTTATACAACTCATGAGGCTGCAACATTCGCATGCCAATATCGACGATCTGGTATTTAACCCCATCGACAGTTACCAGCCATTCATCGTCACTTTCCCCGCAATACGTCTCGAGAAATGTGCGTACCTCACCCACGTGTTGGCCACCAGCAGTGATTGTTGGCATAGGCACATCAAGGCGTTGCCCGTCGCGGCATGTTCCACGCAGTTTCACCAGATGAGAGGCAACTACTGCATGATGGTCGACAGTGGTCACTGAGTGCGCGGGCTCATCCATACTGACACCCGGTCCCGTATAGTTACCGCCGTAGTGTTTTGTCAGGAACACGCTCACCGTCGCGAATTTATTTCCACCTGCAGTAACGGTCCCCAGCGGGTTATCCAGTCGCAGCACACGCGGTTCTTGTCCAGGTCGTTCGCCATAACCCATCTGGATCAGCGTAGGCGTTACCAGTTGAGATTTACCGCCACCGCCAGCGGTGATGGTTGCGCTCGGTTCGTCTGCACGGTGGCCGACGCTGGCCCCAAACTGGCGGGCTATCACTGGCGCAACAAGACAGGCTCGGGATTGCTTCAGAATGGTATGCGCAGGTTTATCCAGCGGGCGCGGTTTAGCCTGGTATTCACTACCACCATTACCCGCCAGGAAAGGTGTCAGTGCAGCCTCAACAATCCCGAGTGCATGCCCGTTCCCGCCCGGGCGTTTTGACGTGCCAGCGGTTACCGTCGGAACAGGTTCGGTAACGGGCTGCCCGGTTGCGCCAGTGCGGAATTTTGTAAGGTGTGGAACGGCTAACGCGTAGCCGAGTTTTTTAGTAATGGTCTGTAATGGCTCATTCAGTGACTGTCCGCGAAAAGCGTCATACGCATTTTTTGAGCTCGTGTGGTTGCACTTCACGATAAACGGCGACGCACTTTCGATAACAAAGCGCTGTATGCCGCGTGCGATTCGCTTAAGAGTGTTCTCCGCCAACGGTTTTTTGCGGTCGAAGATGGACAGGGCCGGAACATTCCAGTCGATACATTCCGCAGCGGTACGCCATGGCATCAGCCTGCCGCTCTGCACCTCCAGAGACTTAGGATCCCCATGGGTAACAGCAGGCCACTGGATTGGGCAACCATCGCAACGCATAACCATGAAGAAGCGTTTGCGGATCGTCGGCGCGCCGTAATCACACGCGCGTAGTTCGCGATAATCAACATCATATCCGAGCCCATCCACCAGCTTTTGCGCCTGCTCGCTACCTCTTTCGATAGACAGGAACTCACAAACCTCAGCCAGTGCCGGGTGATCAGCAGGAATGCCAGTGGAAAGCATGCCGACAAATGCATTGAATGTTTCGCCAGTGCGGGCAGGATCCGGACGCATTTCATCTGCCAGCAGCGGTCCCCACGTTTTAAACTCTTCCACGTTCTCCAGCATCATCACACGTGGTCGCTTCGCCAGTGCCCAACGCAGAACAATCCAGGCAAGACCGCGTATCTCTTTTTTCACAGGCTTAGCGCCTTTTGCCTTCGAGAAGTGTCGGCAGTCCGGGCTAAACCACGCCAGGCCGACTGGATTACCTCCGGTGGCGGCTACCGGATCCACGTCAAATACGGATTCACAATAATGCAGTGTGTCCGGGTGGTTCGTCTTGTGCATCGCAATGGCGTTTTCGTCGTGGTTGATCGCAATATCCACGCTGCGCCCGATCGCCAGTTCAATACCCGTTGATGCGCCACCGCCACCAGCAAAGTTATCTACGATAATCTCACGCATGGGTTACCCCCTGCATGCTGCCAACAAGGCCACGGGCAATTGCGATAATTTCGCTGGTGGCCGTCCGCTCCAGCCAGAGTTGATTGATGTTGGCTTTCAGTTTGTTCTGCTGGGCCTCGCTCAATACATCAACGCCTTCCACCTGGTTAAACACCAGGCCAACCTCGAGAGGCCAAATACGCGATTCAACTTCTGGTAATGTCAGCGGCGCAGGTGGCTGTACTGTTTCTGCCTGCTGGGCCTTGCAAGCGGCAAATGTAACCAGCGACATGAACGCCTTCCCTTTTTCTTCCAGTTCGGTACGGCTGATGTAGCTGAAATGCTCGCCGCGCCAGGATTTATCGAAGATTGCAATGGCGCCAGCAAAGAAAGCACCAGTGGGTTTCTGCTTATTGTCCGCAGGAACAAACCACACTGGGAGATCGAAACCAATACGACCGCGGATAAACATGATGTGGTCAGCGTCTTCCGGCCACCACGTTTCACTTGTCGCTGCTTTAATGAGGAACACGTAACGCCCACCCTTTTCACGCATCGCCATTGTGTGATCCATGATGTGGGTCATGCCGGTGATCGCCTGCTTCTCGTGGTACTGAGAGCGGCTATAGGGTGGATTACCGAATGCGGCCCCGCCGATTGACTCCAGCATTTCAGCCCAATCTTGTACCAGCGCGTTATCATCGGCGGTGTACCACACAGGGCACTTAGCGTTATCGTCGTCAGCAAAGAGATCCAGCGTTAGGGGACCGAACATCGCATTAATGCCCCAAAAAAGCAGGTCTGGTGTCCGCCACTGATCGCCGACTTCTTTCAGTTCATGTGCTGATTTGTTGCGCAGTTCTGCCAGCGCCTGGCAATATTTATTGCTCATTAAGACCCCACATAATTCCCTGACAGATACCACTCACTACCTGATGCAACATACTTTCTGCTCTTCCGCAAACACCGTTCACGGCGCGCCAGAAAGGCGCTACGTTCCGACGGGATATGACTCTCCCGGAATGCCTCCATCCATACCGTAGCTGCACGACGGAACAACCCTCCCGACTCCAGTGTTTCTGCCTGACGTATCAGATGCATAATCACCTGCGGGTCGTTGGTTCTGACATAACAGCTCCGCACAGGTTTAGTCCCGATATCTGGCTCCTGATCCGGCTGTATGTCTGTCTCAAGAGCAAAATGCCTGCGAGTTTTACCTTCAAAGCGATGAGCAACACGCCCGCACTGGCGTAACTTACTTGCCGACTGCAGGACGCTTTTACGCGGGAAATCTGCAAAAGCATTCGCTATATCGCTGGAAGTACATCCCGGATGGGATTCAATGAATTTCTGAACGTCTCCCATAAGACTCATATCACCCCCTGAACCCTGTCGGGATCTGGCTGTAATCCACATTCCCGTAGCTGGATTTGAACATCGGATCTTCACGGTTTTCGAAACGTCCGCCGATGGGTGCGGACAAACGCAGTGACAATTCATCCCACTTTTCCCGGAGCTTTGAGGGGCTGAGAATGTTACGGCACCAGAACGGATCACGGCTGACCCGGCTGTACATTTCGCAGATCTGTTTGTGGGTACGCCCGTCCTGAGCACACATCAGGCGAATTTCATTTGCCCAGACGGTCCAGTTAGGTTCCTTCGGACGAACCAGCTCGCCGTCACTCTCCGCGGCCTGTTCGTACAGGGCGATGATTTTTTTCCAGATCCACTGAGCACAGGTCAAATCGTCCTGCGTTCCCCACTGACGCTTTTTAGGGCTCAACACAGCGGCATCCGGATGACGGGTTAAAAACTCCTGGTCTGTCATCTGCTGGTCCGGTTGCGAAGCGTCCGGACAAGAAGGGGTTTTATTAACTTGTGGATCTTGTTTTGATTTTACTGACGGATCCCCGCCAGATTCTGACGGGTCAAAACCGCCGTTTTTGCCAGATTTCGACGGGTCAGATTTTGATGGGTCAGATTCTGATGGGTCAGATTTTGACTGGTCAGGATCTGACAGGTGAGCAAATGCAGCCGCCTGCAGCTTTGCCACATTTAGCTGATAAACATTGGAGGCATTACGGTTTCCCTGACGTCTGGCTTTACGTGATAACCAGCCGTCAGCTTCCAGTTTTGCTATCGCCGTTCTGACTGTACTTACCCCGGCCCCAAGCTGACGAGAAATTGTCTCAATGGATGGCCAGCAGACCCCTTCGTCATTGCTGAAATCAGCCAGGCGAGCCATGATAGCCACACTGGATAATTTCATTCCCGAAGCTGCACAGGCATCCCACACATAGCCTGTTAATTTAGTGCTCACGCTCGCCCCCTATTTCCCTGAAATTGCGCTGGAATTGCTCGAGCGGGCTAAAGCACTCATGTTTATATCCTTGTCGCAGATAGATAACGCGTTGTGTTTCCGGTTCCCAACGGATAACCCGGACTGGGACGCCACGGTGATCTTTGAACCATCGGTTAAGGTTTCGCATGAGAGTTTCGCCCTCCGGTAGAACACCCCCACAATTCCTATTGCTCTACTGTGGTTACAGGGAACCCAACGACCTGATACCATCCGCTCATACCGAAACAACGGGAAACCAGGTACAGGGATTCCCCGTAGTTGCGGTAATCGGTTATTTACCGTTAAACTGTTCATGCGTTGGTTTTCTCCATAAAATTTGACGCCACGGCGCCCGGAGCTGCACACTCGCGGGCGTCACCCTTCTCTGGCGCGCAAAAAACTCTGTATACCAGTGTCGAATGCTGTTGCAGCTTTGCGATCGCCTGATACAACTCCTCATCAATCACGACTTTTTCATGTGGCTCAATAACGCCATCTTCGATAGCCACCCTGATTTGCTGGGAATAACTGGTGATCTGCTCAATCGCTTCCAGAAGGCGCTGATTAATATCTGCGTTATCCACTTCTTCCATATCTGCCAGCGGAACAAAAACGCCCCCTGATGCCCTGGCTACTGAATGAGCCAGGTGATATGTTCCTCCGGCGCGTTGCAGCACCAGCGCCCACCCAATCGGGAAGATCTGATCACCACCAGTACGCAGGCGGTTAAACAGAGCATCTTTGGTGACATCCAGCCATTCTGCGGCTTCTTCATAACCGCCATGCAGACTGGAAATCGTCTTTTTAATCGCGGCTACCAGCCAGCGGGGCTGCTTTTCAACTTTCCATTCAGGTTCATGTCCCACGGATCTACTCCTTCTGCTGTGGTACTAACTCATTGAGGCTTTGCTATTGTTTTGAATAAATATCCGGGCGAAGATCTGATTTAGTTATTTCTCCGGCGGTTTCTTCCTCAAGTTTTTTTGCTAAGGAAAACCCCGCTTTTTTGTATCCGTTAAAAACCAGACGCAAATAGCCCGTAGTTGAGCCAACATTGCTAGCCAATTTGCACTGTTGCTCTTTTGTTAAAGAGTCCCAATACTCTTTCATGATATGTACCTCCTATGTACATATTACACGAAAAACATGAACCATCAAGGTACTTGTACCGACAAGGTACACGTTGTTTAATTTCTTAATGAAAACTATCCAAGAGATAAGGCGTTTAAACGCCAGAAAATTGAGAGATGGTGTCGGTGGGAATTCTTTTTTTGCCAACATAATCGATCGTGAACCCACCCAAACCAGTAGGTTTATGGGGGAAGGTGCCACCAAAAATATTGGTGACGCTATGGCTCGGCATATTGAAAAATGCTTCGATTTGCCGCAAGGATGGCTAGATCAGGAACATCAAACAACTAACATTGCAAAAAATCCAGATGTTTCAGACACTAGCAGACAAATTACTATGGTACCTGTTATATCCTGGGTGCAAGCAGGAGTATGGACCAAAGTCGGTTACGCTGAGGTAGATTTGAGCAGCACAGAGACATACCCTTGCCCTGTTCCCTGTGGGCCAATGACATATATTTTACGTGTTATTGGTGATTCGATGATTAATGAGTATCGACCCGGCGATATGATTTTTGTAGATCCAGAAATTCCGGCTATTCATGGCGATGACGTCATCGCGCTAATGCATGAAACAGGTGAAACTACTTTTAAAAGACTTATTGAAGACGGCGGTCAGCGGTTCTTAAAGGCATTGAACCCTAATTGGCCGGAGCCATATGTCAAAATAAATGGCAACTGCTCAATCATAGGTACAGTGATTTTTTCTGGAAAACCAAGAAGATATAAAAACAGACCATAATATAAAATGGTTAAACCTGCTTCGGCAGGTTTTTTTATACTTGACAATGTACCCCAAAGGTACATAATGTACCCAGCAGAAACAGCGAACAGGCAGGATGCCCACGAAGTAGCCGCCGGTGGCATATGAATGACCGGATGATTCGCTGACAGGTGTCTTCGGGAGGGGTTGCGGAACTGGGTTGACCACCAGCAACAGATAACTCAGCCGACAACACGGAGCCGTTTAACCCACGGCGTCGGAGTGTAAATACCGTAGGGGTTGTACCGACTGGTCATCGGTGCCCCGCCCGAAGATACCTGTAGCCAGTGCAAGCGATATTCTGGCGGCCCGTTCCATTACGTTAGCGGAAACCGCCAGCTTTTTCAGGAGAGCAACAGATAAGAGTTTTTCCGCGCGGTAAAGCGCTTCTGTTAAGAGAGAGAACTCTTATCGTTGTGGTGAATGCGGCTCAGCGCACGCGGGTAAGGTTGAAGCTGATAGTCGATCCTCTGTAGTTAAGCACCCGTCTGGCGTGCAACCTTCGCCAGATACCGGGAGGCACCCGGCACCACAACGTTATTGCTGTGTGAAGTCTTGTCGGCGTCCGGCTCTTCCAACAACAGGAGGAAGGCGACAGTGTTCTGCCGTGACGCCGACCTTTTTACACAACAGAAAAGAGTATCTCCGCGCGACGGGCTCATTACCCAATCCACCCGGAAAGCTGTTACAGCAGGTGCTCTTTTCTGTTTTGTGGAGAAACCAACTGGCGGTGGCAACCGCCATCTTGAGGGGTTAACGATGAATGATGACCGCATGACCGTAGTGCCCGACTTTCTGGGCGAACTGGATGCCGGCGTGTTCATGAACAAAATCGCGGCAGCGCTGAATACTGTCGGATTAGGCGTTCTGAATAACGGCAATAAAGGCAAGGTAGTCCTCACCTTTGATTTTGAGCGCATGGGAAATTCAGTCGAAGAGAAGCGCGTCAAAATTAAACACAAGCTGCAGTACAGCACTCCGACGCCGCGCGGTAAAGCGTCAGAAGAGGACACAACAGAAACCCCAATGTGGGTTAACAAGGGCGGAAAGCTCACCATACTGCAGGAAGATCAGGGTCAACTGTTCAGTATTAAAGGCACTACTGACGGAAAGCTTAAAGCGGCTCAGTGAACCGCAGCTAACCAAATCACTACCACCACTTTGATCATTAGTTAATAAGGAATTTTTATGTCTCAGTTAGACAGCGGCACTTTTCAGCAGGTAAAAGACCTGGTTCTTTCTGGCTATCACCTGAACGATATTCAGGGGCTGGCTTGCCCGACAGCATTATTGCCTGCCGGGACAGGTGTTGAAAGCCTCGAACGCTTTGCTCTGGAGCGTTTCCGCTTCCGCGGCGCCATGACTACCACCAGCATTGAAGACTTTGTCCGTTATTCAAAGGGCTATGCCAGTGCAACCGAAAAAGCACGCTGCTTTATTGATGCTGACCATATGACAGCTCGCTCAGTTTTCAATATTGGTACGCTGGATAACCCCGGTCATGCAGACAACGTTGCCTCTATCACGCTGAAACAGACTGCACCATTCCGCGCCCTGCTCCAGATCAACGGGGAACGCCTGAAACAAAAACAGATCGCCGAATGGCTTGAAGACTGGAGCGATTATCTACTGGCGTTCGATTCTGACGGTAACACAATGCAGATTTCACAGGCTGCCCAGGCTGTTCGCCGCATTACGATCCAACAGGCAACCCAGCAGGATCATGAAGATGGCGATTTCAGCGGTAAGAAATCCCTTATGCAAAGCATTGAGGCCAGCAGCAAAGACGTTATGCCGGTGGCTTTTGAGTTCAAATGTGTTCCGTATGAGGGTCTCGGCGAACGTGCGTTCAGCCTCCGCAACAGCCTGCTGACCGTTGATGAACCTCGCTTTGTTCTGCGTATCGTACAACTGGAAGCGCAGGAAGAAGCGATCGCCATTGAATTCCGCGACCTGCTGATCAGCAAATTCGACGGTGAATCAGTAGAAACGTTCATCGGTAACTTTAAAGCGTAATTGCTCTGCATTAAATCCCCGGCACCGCGGGGATTTATTGAAGCGTAATTCTGTTAATTATCGCCACTCGGCGAGGGATTCGCACAACCAAAATTCACGCGGTGCAGCGCGAAATAAATTACAAGGAGAACCAACGATGAGTTTTATTCAAACACTTTCAGGTAAACAATTTGATTATCTCAGCGCAACTATTGACGACATTGATATTGAAGATATCGCAGTGGCGCTTTCCAATATTTGCCGCTTCTCCGGACATCTCCCTGAATTTTATAGCGTGGCGCAGCATTCCGTACTGTGCAGCCAGCTTGTATCACCGGAGTTTGCCTTTGAAGCCCTGATGCACGACGCAGCCGAAGCGTATTGCCAGGATATCCCTGCCCCATTAAAAGCGTTACTGCCTGATTATCGCGAGATTGAGCAACGTACCGACCAACTGATCCGCTTTAAGTTTGGCTTGCCACTGGAAGAAGCCAGCGTAGTGAAGTATGCAGATCTTACCATGCTGGCAACTGAACGCCGCGATCTGGATATTGATGACAGTATTCCCTGGGTAATACTGGAAGGTATCCCTCCGACAGATTTATTCGAAATCTACCCACTTCGCCCCGGTCAGGCTTTCGGCCTGTTTATGGCCCGCTTTAATGAACTGATGGAGCTACGCCAATGTGCTGCATAAAAGATAAAGAGTCTGTAGTGAAGGCAATCAGATCAAGACGTTTGTGGGAGCGCGTTGAAGGCGGTGCAGCATGACAGTCCATACATTGAAGCAATGCCGCCCGGACCAGGAAGAAACTGAGTATTTCTGGAAGCTGTTTCATGCGGCACAACGTAATGATGCTCGCTGGCACGGTAGTGAAATCAGCATTATCGCCGATGAGCTATCCCGGACGGATTTAGATCGTAACCAAAAACTGTTCCTTCTCCGCTCCTGGCAAGTGCTGGTAGACGACAAAGGTGGATTCGGTCGCTTTATGGGTGCCTTTGATACTTACGTCTACAACATGCAAGACCCGGATGATGACTGCGTAGCGTGGAAACCTGAACTGGTCCAAATACTGAACGACGGAAATTGTTTCGACGTACTGCTTGATGCGTACCAGGAAGCCCAGCAGCGCATAGCAGAACTGGAAGCGAAACTTGAAACTGCCGACAAGTTGCAGGATAGCGCTTTTCGTGACGGCCTGAAAGCAGGGTTCAGTTATGGGCAGACAGATGACCAATCCTGGTTCGCGCAGTGCATGTCTGCATATAGCACCCGAGCTGGCATCAAGGTTAAGGGGGAGTAAGATGAGCGCTAACGCAGCAATAATCGTCCCTTCAGATATCAGCATGATGGTTCGTGAAATTGAGTTGGCTTATAACCGTTATCTCACTGAATTTCGCATTCCGGACGACCACAAAATTATTGTGAATTTTTCTGCCGGAAAGGACAGCACCACCACGGCGACGATTGCCAACCATCTGTTCGGCGACCGCGTACAAAACGTAATGGCAGATACAGACAATGAACATGAATTGACCGTTGATTTTGCACGAAATATTCATCATCAAATTGGTTGTAAGCCGGTGCAGATAGTTAAGCGCGTTTACACTGAATCTGAGTTTGAACGCCGCCGCCAATCCCTGATTAAGCGCTGGGCGCAGTGTCAGCCTATCCGTATGGGTGCCTATCGCGGCGTGGTTATGCCATCTCTTGCCCGGTCGGATACTAAGTTCGGCCAGGCATGGCAGCGTACCGCCGAACGGTGGGGAATTGAGTTTGAAACACCGCTAGAAGCTGCGTTGTCGGTCATGCGTCCAAGCGGCAATTCATTCCTGGATGCGGCCCTGTTGCATGGAAAATTCCCGATGATGCGCGACCGCTTTTGTACTGAAGAACTGAAAATTCAGATTGCGTTCGATGCTGCAATAAAGCCACTTCTTGATGATGGAGAGGTAGTCGTTCAGTGGTCTGGCGTGCGTGCAGATGAGTCCGACAAACGTGCCGGTTACGCAAGATTTGCATGTGATGAACGTGACCCGGGCTTCCTCTACAACTTCCTGCCAATCCACAAATGGACGGTGACTGACGTATTCGCGCTGCATAAATATTTCGGTATTAAGCCTAACCCACTTTATTTGCAGGGGGCTGACCGGGTCGGATGTATGAACTGTGTTTTATGCACGAAAGAGGAAATCGCGCAAACCGCCGCACGATGGCCTGAGCATATCGAAAAGCATCACGCATGGGAAAAAAAGGTTCGTCTCGCGTCCCGCTGGGTACACTGGATGAGCGTTGGAACTGAAAGTCAGGCGTGGATGCGCTCTCAGTTAGGCGTTCGGGAAGTCACCTGGTTTGATGAGGATGAGTTCACAGGGGAAGAAATAGCGATGCGCAAGCGGTATCCGGTAAACCTCGGACAGGAAGTCAGGCTGCATGGACTTGAACCTGACGTTCAGCGAATCGAATGGTCTGGTTTCTACGGTCCGCGCGGTGGAATGGGTGCGCCATCTGCGCAGGATGTTGTTGAATGGGCCAAAACAGGACGAGGTGGCAAGGTCATGACCTGGTAAAAGCGAGCCTTGACACGGCTGTGTGTTCATCCCGCTACGGTTTATGTGAATAAGGACTAACCCATGACCACTATTACCAAAGAACGCCTGCTTAAAATTCAGCATTGGCGCGAAACATATGGAGCTGATAGCAACGTTATGCTGCCGGCAGAAGAGGCGGCAGAGCTGGCGCGTATCGTGCTGGCAGCACTTACCGCTGAGCCGGTATTTTACATTGAGGTTGAGGGTGACGATTGGACTCAGGCGGGGCGCATTCCCGGTTCAACATTCGATTTTAGCAACCTGCCTGATGGAATTAACAAGTTATACGCAGCCCCTCCAGCTCCGGTAATTCCGGATGATTGGGTTATGGTGCCGAAGAAACTAACTGCTGAGAACGGCGCTAAGAGTTTGCTATCCGGTGAGTTTTTAGAAACTACTTTTATAAGCTGTCCTGAATGCTTTGCCGACGAGGAATGTGAAAGCTGCGACGGCAGTGGGCGAATTAAGATTGAGGTTCCTGTCAGTTGGACGACGATTAAGGCTATTTGGAATAAAGGCGTTGAACATTTTCGTAGCAGCACCGCAACAGGGGACAACTAATTTATGAATAACTTGATGATCGACCTTGAAACTATGGGTAAAAAACCTAACGCGCCTGTTGTCTCCATCGGTGCTGTGTTCTTCGATCCGCAAAGTGGTGAAATTGGACCTGAGTTCTATACCGCCGTTAGCCTTGAAAGCGCAATGGAACAAGGTGCCGTTCCTGATGGCGATACCATTCTATGGTGGTTAAGACAAAGCCCGGAAGCGCGGTCGGCTATTTGCGTTGATGCTATGCCCATTACGACGGCATTATCTGAACTGACTCAGTTCATCGGACGCCACGCGGATAACATGAAGTACATGAAGGTTTGGGGGAACGGGGCTACATTCGACAACGTCATTTTACGCGGTGCATATGAACGTGCCGGCAAAATCTGCCCGTGGCCATTCTGGAATGATCACGATGTGAGAACACTGGTTACTCTAGGTCGTTCGATTGGTTTCGATCCTAAAAAAGATATGCCATTTATAGGTGAACAGCATAACGCACTGGCCGACGCGCGCCACCAAGCAAAATACGTGTCCGCGATATGGCAGAAGCTGATTCCGACCATCAGTAACAATCTGTAATTTCACCTGGGTGCAGCCAGGGTAATGGATGAATAACCATGAGCAATATTTTACAGTTAGCCCCTAACGAGTGGGTTTGTGAAAGCGTTCTTATCGCGGTTACCGGGCTCAAACCCGGAACTATCCTCCGGGCCAGAAAAGAGTGCTGGATGGTTGGGCGGGAATATATCCACGTATCGCCTGACGGTAATCCTAAACCTTCCAGTGAGTGCATGTATAACAGAAAGGCTGTAGATGCCTGGGTCGCCTCAATGAAAAACAAGCAGCCAGGGTGATTTGATGCCATGAAAAAGGTAAGCTCATATCGCTCTTGGGCGTCTGGAGGTAACACCAATGGATAAAATCACGTATCCAACAGGCGTCGAAAACCACGGTGGCAGTCTGCGCATCTGGTTTAATTTTAAAGGTAAGCGTGTCAGGGAAAACCTCGGTGTCCCTGACACCGCTAAGAACAGGAAGATCGCCGGGGAGCTGCGGACATCGGTGTGTTTTGCCATCCGCACAGGAACCTTTGATTATGCAATGCAATTTCCTGACTCCCCTAACCTCAAGGCTTTTGGTGTAAGTAAGAAAGAAATTACAGTGAAAGAACTTGAAGAAAAATGGCTGGATCTGAAACGGATGGAAATCTGCTCGAACGCATTCAATCGCTATGAGTCTGTCGCAAGGAATGTAGTGCCGAGGATCGGAGGTAATCGACTGGTGTCAGCAGTCACCAAAGAGGAATTGCTGTATCTCAGGAAAGATTTGCTAACCGGCTACCAGAATCCAACGAAAGGAAAAGCTCCTGCAAAAGGGCGAAGCGTCGTTACGGTGAATTATTACATGACGACAATTGCTGGAATGTTTCAGTTTGCTGCAGATCACGGTTACATAGAAGCAAACCCCTTCGAAGGGATCAAGCCTTTTAAAAAAGCCAGGGCAGAGCCAGATCCGCTAACTCGTGACGAATTTATTCGCCTGATAGATGCATGCCGACATCAGCAGACGAAAAACCTGTGGTCACTTGCAGTATACACAGGGGTACGTCACGGGGAGCTGACCTCCCTGGCCTGGGAGGATATCGATCTTGAAGCTGGAACAATAACAATCAGGCGTAATTATACAAAACTGGGAGAATTCACTCTACCGAAAACTGAGGCGAGCACGAACAGGGTCATACATCTTATCCAGCCTGCGATAAACGTCCTGAAGAATCAGGCGGAAATGACCAGGCTAGGAAAGCGGCATCACATTGATGTTCAGCTGCGCGAGTACGGCAGAACGGAGGGTCACGAATGTACATTTGTCTTCAACCCTCAACTGATCAGAAGATGTCAGCATGTTGGGTTCATCTACAAAGTCGACTCGATAGGCGATTTATGGGACGCAGCGATGAAGCGAGCAGGGATAAGGCACAGAAAAGCATATCAGTCGCGTCACACGTATGCGTGCTGGTCACTGTCAGCTGGCGCTAACCCCAGCTTCATTGCCAGTCAGATGGGCCATGCGAGCGCCCAGATGGTCTTCAATGTATACGGTGCGTGGATGGCAGACAGCAGTCGTGAGCAGATCGTAATGCTGAATCAGCGGCTTGCGGATTTTGCCCCACAGATGCCCCAAAGCCTACATAGCAGTACCAGAGCATTATTGAAATCAGTAAGTTAG